GAGCCGCTGGTCAAGCGTCTCTAGGAGCCTGTAGCCGTAGCTCTCGAGTATCTTGCCGGCCATATCGGGAGCTGACTCACAGTCGACCTCGAGGCGCTTGACCAGCGGCTCGCCGACGGAAGCGTCTATTGCGATCAGATCCGGATCGATAGCTGTCAGGAGCATGACACGTCTGGCCAGCTCGCCATGCGTAAGCCCATGGCCAACCTTGACCAGGTCGGACACTTGGGGCCGTACGTGCCTCGACAGGGATCCCTTGCCGGTCAGCTGCAAGGGATTGCCGAGCAAAGGGCGAGAGCTTGCCCAAGAGCGAGCACCGGTAATCAGCGGGACCTTGAACAGGTCCCCATCAAAGTCGTACTCGACCAGGAAATCGATCTCACCGGTACCCGGAGGCGCAAGCCCTTGGAGCTCTGTTTCCCACCCTGTCCAGGGCCTGCCGTTGTCTCCTACGCGGGAAGGCACTCCAAAGAACCACGCGATCCCTTCAAGGGCCATCTCTACCGTAGGCAACCCGCCGTCATAGGGGTTCTCGCCGATGTAGTGGTCGGTACCGTTAAAACGGATGACGGGCCACGCCTGGCCAGGCTTAGCCGTTGGGATACTGCCCCCGGCGTCAGCAGGCGGAGACAAGCCGAGGGCCGCAGACACGCCGGGCTGAGGCTCTATTTGGAGGAGCACTTCGTTGGGCGAACTCAAATCAAAAACATCAATAGACAAGAACACGGAAACAGACAGCGAAGGATCCTCCGCGGCAGGAGTGATACTCAGAAATATACTTGCCTGCTCGGTAATGGTCCTGCTCCTGTGATAAGATGTCTGGGCGGGCCGGAGTCTTGAACTCTCCAGCCCTGCCCCCAAACCATGCGCTGAAAGGAGCGACAGGAATGGCTGACAAGAGGCACTGTATCAGAATCGCAGCCCTGTTCGTTCAAGAGCGAAGCGCCTACACCGACCTTCCCGGAGTAGAAGCGTGGGGCGAAGCGCAAGATGCGCGAACTTATCAAGGCCCTTGGCCTGTTGTAGCCCACCCTCCGTGCGCCAGGTGGGGAAGATACTGGAACGGCGGGCCGAGTGCTCGAAAGAAGCAACTACTAGGAGACGATGGCGGTTGTTTCGAGTCCGCATTGCTTTCTGTTCATATGTACGGAGGGGTACTCGAGCACCCTGCCGATTCTCTTGCATGGACGTGGTTCGGAATCGAAAAACCACCAAGGTGCGGAGGTTGGATAAGGTGCAAAAACTACGCATGGACCTGCTGCGTGGAACAAGGACACTATGGACATATGGCCAGAAAAGCAACCTGGCTCTATATTTCTGGAATAATTGAACCGCCAGAACTTATCTGGGGGCCAGCTATGCACGCTCGTCGACTCAAGCCATCATACAAGACCGAAAAAGAATACCGCAGAGCAGTAAAAACAGGATCGTGCCAGAGGCTATCTAAACGGCAAAGGGCTTGCACTCCGGTCCCATTCAGAAATTTGTTGATTTCATTAGCGCGAAACACTCAGGCTCTCGACAAGGGTCGCCCTGTCTTTCTCCCCGCTCAATCCGCCGGAAGATGGCCTAGTCCTGCGTTATAGTCGGCAGACGGCGCCGACCGTTACCCGGCCCCGACCACCTAACCGGCCACAGAAAGGAACTCTCATGGCCAGCCAAAATGATTCTAGCAGATCCGAATCCACAGAATACGCTTGCCTGCGGGTGGAAAATGGTATAACTCATTGCAGCTCAGATGCAAAATCCACAAAGTGCGGGTTCCCTGTTATGCGGGAATTCGACATTCTGTGGACATCTATACAGATCGGAGCCCGTTGTATTCGCTGCCATCAACTCACGCATCCGCCTCATAATCCCTCAAAATAGGTCGCTCAATATACTCGATCTCGTCCCGGAGATCATTGAAATCAACAGTCTCACGGTCGACCGAAACGATCTCAACCGTCACCAGCCCGTAATACCTGACCAGAAGCGAGCCCCCCACGTCGCCGCTCAAGTCTCCGGTAACGAGCTCGCCTACATCGTCAGTGGAAGAGATTTGGATCTCGTCGCTGCCAGCAGGGACTCCACTGACTATAGTGAGGGTCGCAGCTCCTGGGTGATTTGTCGGCTCCGTCGTTGCTGTCACGACCCCCGAGGCATCTCTGATTTCAACCTTAGGCACGACATGCAAGGCGCGGACTCCGGTACTCCCTGAGATCAGGTGTGCAAGGCTCCACGTTGTCCTGGCCGTGCTCCTGATAGACCACGACTCGACCCGAGGCTCCGGTAGCCACAGTCGGGGCAAACCCTGCTGCTGCACAAGCCTGAGCCCTGAGACGTGCTCAAAATCGGTCTCACTGACGTACGGCTGAAACGACAGAACCCGCGTGGGATAGTCTGAAGCTCCCGTACTCGCCTTCGGGCTAGCCCCCCCGCTTTGGGGAGTAAATCCAGCAGGAGCTGCTACCCCGGCAAAGGTACCCGGCAAGGTGCCTGAGCCTGCCCGTAGCTCTCCGGCTGTGCCGATCTCGCGACCAGCTAGCCAAACCTTGTGCTTATGGACATCGGCCCACTGGGAAACACCCATTACGCAACCCTCGGTCCCGATTTGAACAAATCCATCAAAAACGGATCCGCCTTACCTGCGCCTATTTTGTCGATCTTGCGACCAAGCCCCTGTAGATCACCTCGCATGCGCCGTAGATCGCCCGTAGACGGTCCTCTCGCGGCAGTCTGACTGCCACCTACACGCACACCTGTCAGCCTGGATAAGCTGCGGCTCGCCTCTCCGGCCTTGCGGATTACGACGTCAAGCTGGGATCCTATCGTTGCCATGGGCTCATCCTATCAATCTACAGAGTCCGTTCCGCCTGTTCTCTCAACTGCACAAGCTTTTGAAAAACTTCCTCGATTTTGGCCAACAGGGAATCCAGGGCTCCGCTGACCTCTTTGATTCCGTTTTTGGCGGCTTCGACCAGAGCAGGAATCAGTTCCGTCATCTCGGTAATTTTGACGCTGATACTGTCGATTTTTGTTTCGACCTTGCCTAGTCCGCCTTCCAGATCTCGAAGTATTCCAAGGGTCTTACCCTTGATCTCTTCGCCAAGAGCCTGGAGCCGCTTGATCAAATCCTGAAGACTGCCATCGTCTCCAGCAAGCTCCTTAGCCTGTTTTGCGGTTTCTGTCAGCTGAGTTGCTATGTCCTTGATTGCACTGGCAGACCTTTGGATTCCTTCAGCGACTTCTTTTTCCCCAAGCTTGGCCACGGCGTCGACCAGCTTCTTGACTTCGGCTTCTTTTTCAGCTACTTCAAGGACACCCTCGAGAGCTTCCTTGAGCTTAGCAGGACCTTCGGATTCTGAGGATTTGACAATTGCGTCTATATTTTCTTGAAGTTTCTCGAAGTTGCCAGTTTCTACCGCCGTTGCCAAGGTAGCAAGGATCTCTTCAAGGGTAGTCTTGAAAGGCGGAAGCTTTTCCCCGAGGGTCGAAACGCTGTCAGATATAGCGCCTATCGGTTCGGCGACTGCGCCGATAGCCGTACCCGCCTCGGCCAGCCCCGGAACGGCCTCGGCAACGGCAGTGCCGAGCTCCTTAATTCCTTCCCCGGCCTCGGGAGCTTTGGTGGCTATCTTCCCAACGCCAGCAGCAGTTTTGTTCGACTCCTTGGCAAGAGCCCCAACCCCTTCAGCTGCCTTCTTGGCCCCTTCGCCGAGATTCGTGAGCTTCTTGACCCCATCCGCCGTCTCGATGATTTTTATTGATTTGGATGTTTTTCTGGTTGAATCGCTCAGGCTGTCTGCGCTGTCCGCAGCCTTGTCCGATGCGGTAGTCCATGAAAAAATGAGATCGATTCCGTCGTCTATCTCCCCGTCGAGAGCCGCAACCCCTTCGGCTGCCTCTTCCGCCCCAGTGCCTAAATTGGTGAAACTCTTGACCCCTTTGTCAGTTTCGAAAGATTCGATCGAAGCAGACGCGTCGTCAAGCGCCTCGCTAGTATTGCTTGCCTTGCTGGCCGTTTCGTCCAGTGTCCGATTGTAGTCTAGAATTTTGCCGGCAGACGTTTGCCCTGTTTCTCCTGTTTTTTCGAACGCTTTGTCAAGTTCTCCGAGAAGATCAGCGAGCTCGAACGCTTGAACGCCCCCGCGCTCTCTCAGGCGTTCGAGCTCGGTGACAATCAGCCCGACATTGTTTCGCGCCGTGGCGCTAAGGTTGTCGAACTCAGACCCGCCCTTGATGATCTTATTTGCCAACTCGTCCAGTTCTTGGCCAACCTGTCCCGTAACATCTTCTACAACCGCCAGTCCAGCAGCCGCTTGCCGCGAGACAGCATCCGTTTCGGCGAGCGCTTGATTTGCCCCAAAAATAGCGTTTATATCGTCTTGCACGGGATCGCTAAGGCCAAGCCCGCCGGCCGCATCCTCTTGGATCCGATTCACCAGATCGCGAACGTCTGACAGCTGATCCCGGACCCCTTCTACCCCGGTTGCGCTTACCCCGATCTCTGCGCCCGCCCCTCTCTCGCTTTCGGCAAGCAGAGCTCTGCGTTTTGCAGCAAAATCCCCGAGCTCTTTTAGTTGTTCCTTGTTTGAGTCCTTCAGATTGTCCAGAAATCTTTTTTGCGCAGCATTCGCTAAGTCTTCCCGTTCAGCCTGCTCCTTTCTAAGCAAAGCCTTTCGTTCTGCCGCTGCCGCTTCTTCGGCTGCTAATTGATCTTCAAGCCCTCTTTTTTGCCGGTCTTCGATCCTTTGCAGGATCTTTTCTACTGCGCCGTCAGCGTCTTCTAGAACCTTAATGGAAAGCCCGGTTACCTTACTGATCGCAGCAAAAAGAGTTTCCGAGCCCTTGATGTAGCCAATAAGAAACCGGTCAAACGTATTGGCTGCCAGGTCCCACAACTTGATCCAGTCCCCGGTAACGAACCCCACAAGAGCCCGGGTCAGATCTTGCAACTGATCAGAAATTATCTTGAATGCTCCGGAAACGCTCCCGGCTACCGATTTCCCGCTGATCTCCAGTTGGTCAAAAAGCTTGAGCCATTCTTCAAGCTCAGGGATCATGTTCTCGCCGATTTCTCGGCCAGTTTCGAAAATCCCATTCTGCACTCTTTGAAGTGTTGACCTGAAGTCCGCGGCATTCTTGAGCACTGCCGGGCCAAACAATTTGGGCAGCTCAGCTGCCAGTACAATCGTCGCCTCTTTGGCCGGGATCAAGCCCTTCTTCTGGAGTTCAAAGAGCCTCTCAGTAGTAATTCCCAGGCCCCGTGCAAGAGCTTCGGTGACGCCGGGCAGAACCTCCATGATAATCTTGAGATCCTGCATCTCAAATTTGTTCTTTGCTAGACCTTGCTCTACTTGCCTGAGTGCCCGATTCAACTCTTCTTGAGTCCGGCCCGCACCCGTAGCGGCAACTGAAAAACCTTCAACGATTGCCTCTGACTCTTTGAGAGTCAGGCCCATGCGCAAAGCGGTATTGATGAATTTTGCGGTCGATTCCTCAAGCCCCTGGAGATCAGCCCCCAATGCTTTAGCCCTGGCCCGGACCCGTTCTAGAACTTCGTCGGCTCCAACGCCATCAATGGCGTCCAGGGCGTTCTCGAGACGTTTCAGGTCGTTAGCGGCCCTGACGGCAGCTCCGCCAAGCTCCGCAACTTTCCGGACCACTATTGCGGCAAAGAATCCGGTAACGGCCGTCCGCAAGCCCTGGAAAGTGCTGGTCAGTTTCGAGAACTTAGAAGGGGAAGCGTCCTGGGAAAACTTCTTGAATTCCGTCCTGGCTCGCCGAGTGGCCCGCTCTACGTCCTTGAGCTCTTTCTCGGTCGCATTCAGCGCCCGCGGAGCACGTTTTCCGAATTCGAGCATGGCGCGGCCAGCTCGGTCCACCTCTGCCCTAAGCCGCTGTGTCGACTTAGCGGCCGGATCAAAATCGATTCGCTTTGACGCCTTCCCCAGTGCTCTTGCCGCCCGGGTAAACTCCTTTTCAAGACGGTCGCCTTCCTTGGTGAGCTCTTTGACGTCTCGAGTTGTTTCGTCAAGCTCCTTTTGAGCCCTGTCAAGCCCCTCGGTGTCAAGCTTGAGATCTTGCTTTTCAAGATCGCTAATAGCCGAATCCAAGTCACGAACCCCAGACCCCAGCTTGGCAACTTTGCTGAGCTCCGCCCCGGCAAGCTCAACGATCAGCTTCAGGACGGCCGTAGCATCAGCCATCAGAGCTCCCTACAGGCCCCATGCTGGCCGATCGGCCCAGACGCACCTTATGACCCGTCTCGCTAGAGATCGACCCTGGGGTGCCTGTGGGCGCTGTGGGCATATGAAAATAGCCCCGGAGCAAACCCTGGAACGGTGGACAGGGACTCCGGGGCCGTGAGGAGATGATTGAGCCCTGCTTCCTATGCTTCCTGGTCTGCTACCGCTGCTATCACGTCAATTTCCACGCCAGCATCGGCGATCGACGCGTCAGGATGCGAGGCAAGCGCCAGAGTTGCACTGTCGTCCGTTGCCCCGCCGGTGAACGTTTTGAGCGTCGACCCGTCGCTATGCCTGAGATTCGGCGCTGTGATCGTGACCGAATATGTAGCCGGCGAAGTGCCACTGTCGATAACAACCTTAGAGTCGATCGTCGTGACAAGGCTGACCTTGGCGTTTTTCGGGATACCGAACTGGAGCCGATCGCTGATCCACTTGCGGGCAAGGCCAATCTCGAGCGATGGATTGCCGGACCCGAAAAACGCTTGAGACATCGCCCGGCAAATGCCCGGAGGCACCATTTGAGCATCACTGGTCAACGTCAAGTCAAGACTTTCCAGGGTTGGCGTTTCAACGCCGTCGACAGTCAGGCAAAAGTTGACCGAAACCAAGTCCGGCTCTGTCGTGGGGACTGGCGCCCATGTCGCCGCGAGAGTATTAGACACGACGTCAAGGTCTGCCCAGCCGGTGCCCGTTTCGTCCACCACGGCCACTTCAATTGGCGCGCCACCTGTTGCCAGTCCGATTGGTTCACCTGTTACATCGTCTATCACCTCGGACCATCTAGGCTGTCCGCCTTCGCCGGTCTCGAGACCGCAGGTCACGGTGAAGGTAAAGGACCCTACAAACGTCGGAGTTGACCCGATTTCAGCCTGGAACGTCAAGACCTTGGGGTCAGCAAGCGTACCAGCGCCGGTTGGAGCACCGATCTGCTTGAGGTTCAATTGCTGTTCAGCAGCAGCTGGAACGATTTCCGCCAAGGACTGCAAGCCTCTGGCAATTGGTACCACTGCCGGAGTACCGGTATCGATGGCCCAGATGCCTTCGTATTCACTGTAGTTGAGCGGAAGAATATTCCACAATGAATTGACCACGGCGTTGGCCGCAACGTTCAGGACCCAGCTTTGTACCTTAGCCGGACCCCATCTGTGGACATTAGAACCCGAAGAATTGAAATAGAACCACAGGGCTCTGAGGGTTGCGGCATCGATCCAATTGACGTCCGTCTGAGTATTGCTGATCCGGTGGCGGTACGCCAAGCTCCCGAGAAGCTGCTCAGGCGTTGCCGCGCCACCCAAAAGCGAGGTCAATAAGTTCAGCTCCCAGATACTGGGCCGCAGCGGGTGCTGCAAAGGCCAGGGGCCGGTGCCGATAGCCCCCGGAAGAGTTTCAGGGGTCCAGCCTTGGCCGGCGATATTGCCGTCAAGCGAAACTCGCCCAACGGTGGGAGTAGGGCCAAGGTTCGAAAACCCCGAAGGCGTCGGGTACCGAAACCCAACAGCCGCGTCCTCCGTCCTGATATCGCCTGCTTCACTGAGCGCAAAACGGATCTTGGCCAGTGACGGCCGGAACTCTTCGGATCCTAGTCCACTCATTTGTCTCTCCTATCGAAAGCTTCAGACCTGGATTATGCCGCCGCAAGCTCGGCAAGGCGACTTCGCTGTTTGTCCCTCGCCTTGGCTTTGTGCACCGCCGTCTCTTCGGCAGACCTGGCCAATTGCGCAATAGCCTCGGCGTCTGTGATTACCTCGACAGGGCAGCTTCTGGACTCGAGCACTTTGCGTTGATCGCCGGTCACCTTGACCAAACGGCCGAAAGCGGTAATTTCCCCGATACCTTCTACGATGGCCGTTGCCCCCTGTCCTTTCGAACGCCGCACCCAGAGCTCGCCGCCCTGAAGAGGAGGGTTCGCGACGTATCGGACAGGCCCTGGAGTCACGACACCGTCGCTATCAATGGTATGGCCCGCGCCCAAAGACTTGAGCACGCCGCCGGAAAGCAGTCTGGTAACTTCACTGACAAGTTCTTTGCCGCTCAGGCCAAGTCCGGTTTTGAGGTCCTTGGCAAAAAGTATCTTGCCTTTGGACGCAGCCGCAAGCAGAAAACCCGACGGATCGGCGGAAACGGCCTCAGGGCTCTTGGGTGGGGTCTTTGCCATTGCTTGAATCTCCTCAGCAGGTTGTTCTCACCAGGCCGAAAACGGCACTCCAGGTTGCGGCTGACATCATACACGACGTGCCGTCAGAAAGCGAGACCTCTTGGACCTGATGATCGGTCGGAAGGATCCCGTCTAGAATTCCATGCCTTGCGGTTGGTACGTTCAGGAGCCCGCCAAAGCCCGTAGGGAGGTCCGGCCAGGCCGTATACAACGGAGAAGCATTGTCTCTCCAGACCAGGGTGGGGTTGCCTTCATGAGGCGTTCCGGCCGCGTCCTGCCCGCCTTCTACAGCAAGGCGAATCATAAAATCAAGGTCCAGGGCGGCGCCTTCAGCCTTGCCGGTCGCTCCAGCATCGGGAAGCAGCTCAACCTCCTCAGGCCACACAAAAGTCAGATTTAGCCTGAGTCCTTCGATGCCGCCGCTTACGTTGTCGCTGGTGCGGTCAAACCCCAGTGACCACCCGTAAATGTGCCAAGGAGCGCCGGAGAAGTTAGGCCCCGAGGTCTTGCGCACTGCGTCTGCCTTGTCTTGGTGAAACCACTTTAAGACGGCCGCTTGGCGTATCGTCTCCATTAAGACGTCGAGAGCAGCCCCCGAGACCTGCTGAGGAGCTCCGCGAGCAGCTAAGGCTGAGACAGGCATCACTCAGGCCCCGTCGTCGTTGGTCGACACTTGCGAATCAGCGGCAACTTAGCGCCGCCAGGAGTGCTCTCTTGCAGCTTCTTTCGAATCACTCCGGCCTCGAGCATTGGCCTTATCGTGTCCCATGGCTCGCCCTGTTTCCGGTGAAACCAGCCCGGGAGATCAAACTTGCTCTGCCCTTGACCTGGAAAGACATTGTACCAACGCCTGAATTTCAAGGCCCCGTAGAGCTTCCGTTGGAAGTCGGTCAAGGCTTTGCCGTTGAACTTGCTCATGGGAGATATTGCCCAGGCTGACCAGGGGCACAGACCGGCCGACCTGTAGGACTCCTGATCAGCCACTCGAGTAACCGCCAAGAGTTCCACCAAGAGGCGGCTAAGAGCGAGCGGGCGCAAAGGAGAGTACCACGAAACAAGGGGTTGTGCTAGACTGTCTAGACTGGCCAGGACGGCTCTACGGTCCCGGCCAGTCCCCAACCATACACCCTAAGGAGGTGACAGGATGGCTGACAAGACGAAGAATAGCACGGGTCATCGAGTCTGCACGAAATGCCCGACTCCCCACCCGGAGAACTGCGAAAGGTGCTTCGGGTTTGGGCTAGTCGATTCGGTTCCGATTGCAGCAAATCGCGCTTATGGCCCGTTACTTCCTGGCCGCAAGACATGCGAGACGTGCCGGGGTTCGCAACCAGGACCACAAGGCGTCCACGCACTAAAGGAGCGACAGGATGGCTGACAGAATCAAGGATAGTGCAAAACGTCCGCCTGTACGAATGATCGTCGAGTGCCATGGAGCTGTCAGCAGGGCCGTTGCCCTGTCGCTAGTCGCCCGTGTCATCTCAGAAGGAAGGATTTCGGAAGGGTCGAACGGAAGCCAATACTGCCACATTACGGCATTTGAAGACGGAACGAAAGTCTATGCCACTAGAAACAAGGCGAGCGACCGTTTCACCGTATGGAAGCCAAGAAGTCTGGAACGCACTAAGCAGGCTGAAAATCAAGGAAAACAATCGCCTTAGTCCCATCCAGCATAGCCGGAGTGGCTCGCACTGCCCTCTCAGACAGCCGTAGACCAACCTGCAAGCGCTCTTCCGACAGCCACACGCCCGTAGCCCTGCCCAGACCTGCACGCATCACGGCGGGATCCCTGCGTGGCCTGATAAGCGCACCACGGTGGTGCGCCAGAGCAATCACGTTGCTCTGTCTGATCCTCATTTCCCGAGGGCCGATCTCAGCAGGAGCGTTTGCCCATGCCCTGGCCACTCGACCGCCTGTGCCGCCCAGGGTAGTAGGCGCAGGGGTGAAAGTGCCGAACGGGTGAGCCCTGGGCCACGCAGGGATACCTCCCGCCTGAAACTGCTGGTCAACGCCCGCTCTCCAGACCTTCTCTACTTGCTTGCCAGTAGGGCCGGCCAAGGGGCGCTTGAGCTTGTTTTCAGTTCGCGCAGTAAGGTTCAGGTACTCTTGAAAGCCCTTCCTGGTAAATCGGAACCGTAAGAGGGCAGCGATAGCCGACTCCGATCAAACCTCTACCGGGTCAACAAAATCAGTCCTCAAGGGGAACTGAGTCCAGGCCAGCACCTCGCCGGTCACCTGGCACCAACCTCTCGCAATCTTCCGCCAAAAACAGCACGCCGTCCGATCGTAGACAGCTGTCTCCCACTTCCCGAAAGTCAACAGCCGCACCTTCTGCCGGTGTCCAGGCTCGGCATGTGTCCCGCCTTCGAAGTTTGCACGATCCTGCTTTTGGTCGCCCTTCCTCTTTGGGCTCTCGTCGTACACTGCCGGGCGCCAAGCCCTGGCCCACATTGATGGTGTTCTCATATTCAAGAAACCCGCTCAACTAGAACTGCCAGACATGCGCCCGCAATGAGGCCAGAGACAAGTACTCGGGTGAGAGCATACCTAACTTCGGGCCTTGTTGTCGTTGCAAGAGCAAGGAACACCACAAAACCACAAAATAGAGCACCTTCGATCATTTTCCCCTCACGCAAGGGTAGACGGCTTCCGGAAAGTACATTGCCTCTTCTGGCGCCCGAACGCCTACGGTTACCGGAACGAGAAAATCGTTCTGCTTGGAGCACATTTTGACCGCATCGCTTCTTGCTGGCCACAGTCCTATAAACTCCCACGAAGACGATTCAGCGTCAAGAGTTCGACCCACCAGCCACAGGACTACCTTGGAGCTCACAAGCACGCCTTGATCAGCATGTGCCGAATCTTAGCCATCTGACCATGGTCGCACACTACGCCTCTGTTTTCGGCGTCGATAAGTGCCACAAGCTTCCATGCTGCCTGTCTGGCAAGCTGCGGCAGCACCCTTGCCGCTCGAGTCGTCCAGATCAGCCCGTTGTCGTCCTCAGTAGCCCCAATCGTGGAGTCCCAAAGCGGCTCACTACCCGTGATTGTAGTTCCCGCCACGGTACATTCAAGAACAATTCCACCCCTTGATGAGTCCGCCTGGATACTTGCCCTCGAGGGAAGGACAAACGACCCTCGGTCATCGCCGTGAGCTGTAGACTGGCCCACGCCATAAGCCGTGTTCGACTGCCAGGTTTCTATGGCTGCCGCAGGCGGGTCCTGCCGTGGCCCATCAGGCAAGCTGCCCACCTGGCCAGGCATCAGGTAACCGGCCGTGAGAGACCCAGCAGCCCCCAAACCGGCGCTATTGCCGATCGTGTAGTCACTGGTCTCGAGGCCTGGTAAGGGGTCGGGTCGCACTCCGGATGAGAACTGGGTAGTCCAGCGCCACCCACGACGTCGGTAGAGCTCCTTGTGGCAGTTACTCCTGATTTGGTAAGTGTCCGCTTCGACCACTTGGTCGGTACCAGTCGAGAACGTATCGAGTCCGTGGAGCAGGGACACCTCGGGCACTTGGAGCCCCTCAGCGTCAGCTATTGGCGTCTCGACCGGAAACCGGGGCAGTACCAGCGCGGTGTCGCCAAATCCAGGAAGCCGGACAACGTACTCTTGCCGCCAAGGCTCGCGATCGCCTATGAGCTCCGAAATCCTCATGGCCACCTGATCAGCCAAGAACGCCGCGCTGATATCGTCAGGTGTCGAAGTCAGGCCAGGGACCAGCTTGACCTCGTCAGGGGTAATCGGCCGCTTGTCGACCGCGTAGGTGACGATATCGAGATCTAGGATCTCAGTTTCCCCGGCCATAAGAGAGGGGGCCATCTTGGCTGCCGATGTGGGACGCTTAGGCATTTCAGGAACGGCCCAAGACAGCGAAGTCCACTATCCCAGCAGGGGCCTCCAGCTGAACCAGCTCTACTCGAGGAAGCATCTTCCCTCTGAGAAACCACCGAAGCTCTCCGAGATGTTGTCCCGGTATGGCCAAGCCGGACATAGCTGGGGCCTGTTCAACCTCAGCCAGGAGCTGCCGCTGTTTAGCCCTCCCTGAAATCGCCAGTCCAGCTATCAGCCCGGCAATGAAACCTCTTCTAGTGCCCTTCATGATGCCCCTTTTGCGTATTAGGCTTCTGCTCTCCCGCACCATCGCTTTGGTCGATCCCCAGCTCCGGATCGTTCAGCGGCGAGACCAGGGCCGCAGCAAGCCTGAGAGCGTATGCCGCCTCGTCGACTTCGCTGGAGATCGACCGGCGCAAATCGCCAGAGACCGAGGCGAGAAGCAGGTCGAGAGCCATAGCGGTCTTGCGCATCGCGGCAGCAATGGCCTTGTCGATGTCGGTCTCTTCCCACCGCAAGGGTCCGCTGAGCTTCGCCCCCTCCATATGAGGTTTCCTTTCGCGTAATGCCGGAACTGGGTCGCCCTGGCAGGGAGGAGCATAGCACAGAACGCAAAAGACCCCCGGAACGGCCTATTCCAGAGGTCTTGGCAGTCTCCTTAGAGCTTTTGACGAAGGCTCAGAGAATGGGAGGTCGTCGCCGGGACCCCAATTGCCAGGAGCAGTCTACTCCGCTTCCTGCTCCTGGGGCAACCCCATCTTCGCCTCTTCGTCAATCTCGCTCTTCGGCAGGTCTTCGGAGCTTGCCCGGTCTTGATCCTTGCCCTCTTCTCGATCCCGGCTGAAGCACCCTCGACCTGCCTCAAAATCTGTGCCGTCAGCTGGCCTGAGAGCCCCTGTCTGGTACATGTGCCGAGCGCTACGCATAACGGGGGTCCTCTGGATAGTTGCGGGAACCGGATTCGAACCGATGCATACTGGGTTATGAGTCCAGCGCTCTACCAGACTGAGCTATCCCGCGTTACTTTTTGGCAGTCTTCCCCCGAGGCTTTCTTGCTTTTTTGGCGACAGGCTTCGCTTTTGTGGTAACCGGCTTATGCCCTTCCGCCATCTTCTCCAGGGCCACCCCAACACCGTCCTGGGACGCCGCTTCTCGGAACCCTCTGATTGCCTTTAGGCGAGGCCCTTCAAGATCCCTATCAACTTGGTAAAAGCTCCGAAGGGCAATGTCGGTCAATCGGTCTTTTCCAGGATTAAGCAATTGGCCAAAGTAGAAGATTCCGCGAATGTGGAGCTGCTGCACGTCGAAGGCAGTAAGGCCATGGATCTTGTCCAGGTCGTCGGCACCTTCCACCCTGTCAAGGGCGACGAGGAACCGGGCGTGCCGGCCCTTGCTGAGTTCGCGTTCATACTCGCCGAAGCTTGCCCAATGAGGTTCGCCAATATTACGACTCCCGAACTGACGAGCCGTAATACATCGAACCTTCTGGCCATCATCCGAAATCGTAGCGCCCCGAGGGGCTTTGTGTTGATTCGTCATGTCTACCCTGGGCTAGGCATCAAGCTGCCGAAAAGTCTTGCTAGGCAAGCTGCCAGAACTTCCTAGATGCCCCTGGGCGCGTAAGGCGGAACGTGTGAGGCGACGAAACCATAGACGGCAGAGATATCGGCCGTATCAAGGCTACCGGCAGAAAGATCAGCGGTGAACTTGACTCGGAAGAAATTGAGGCCGATCGAAGGGCGCACGCCAAAGCTCAGGCGCACGACCGTCAAGACGTCGGTCTCAGCTCCTGACGCAATTTTGACTGTGATATCGTCCTGGACGTTCGCCGTTACTCCGACCTCCTGGTCCTCTTTCGGGGTCAGCCCCAGCTCGACAATGTCAACATTGAGCGGAACGGCCGGAACTATAGTCAGAGCAGCGGCGTCAGGGTCGCCGCTACTGTCGGGGGGGGCGGTTTCTATCTTGAGAGCCTTGAGCTTCAGATTCTCAGCATCGGCCAGCGTAGTCAAACAAATGACCATCAGCTCAAGGGCAAAAAGCTGTTCCCCTTCGGTACCATGGGCCGTCAAGCTTTCAGTGTTCAGGCCAGTCACAGACACCCATTCTCCGATGTGCTCCTGATTGTCGGTACCGGCAGCGGCTACGATCGCTTTTGTAGCAAGAGCAGGATAGATACCATATCCGGCCTCGTGCGGAACTTTGGTCTTTGCAATGTTCATTCGGTCATTCTCCTGCCCTTACGGGCTCTTTGGTTCTCGGCTTGCCTCATTCAGACCCGGGAAGCTACCCCCGGAGTGACAGCAGCCCCGAGGGGAACAAGGCTGCTGTTTCGGCTCGAGAAGGGGAAATCGAGCTTAGGAACCAGAGGTTGCCTGTCCGATACCGCCCCAGTTGACGTCGTTCCAGATGAACCCAGCCTCTGCCCTGCGCATCTCGATGTCATGGTACGCCTCTAGGAGCATAGCTCCCGAGGATCGCTCGAACAGATGATAGGAACCGCTTGACTGGGACGTGTCGGTCACGGAACCCTCGAGAGACGTCCGCACGTTAACCATTTGCTCCTCAGCAAACATGACCTCCGCCATGTCCACCAGGATCAAGGTTGAACCTTTGCCGCCAGGATCCCCCGTAGTCGTAATGCGAGTCGTCCAAAATAACGGGATGCCGCCCAGGGTGCCGTTCCGCTCTACGGATGGCCAAGCAGGCGAGCCGTCATTCGTACGCTGCTCGGCAAAGAAATCGAAATCTCGCCAGCTCGTAAAGTAGACCAGTCGCTGGGGATCAATGGACGCGTCGGCAATGGCGGCCTTGCCAGTCCTGATATCAAGGACCACGTTGTTGATGCGTGTCGCGTTGCTATCAGCAGCAGCCAGCACAACCGCAGTCTTGGCATGGTCGGCATCGATCAGCGTAGTCAAGCCCTTCGGGCGCGCTAGCGTACCGTCGCTGAGCAGTGCGGCTGAATCGATCGCAGCGGAAGCGCCAGCCAGCATGTCGTTCAGGATGAAAGCGTCCGTTACGACCGTAGACCTCTCCAATGCCCGGAGCGAGAAAATCACGATACCCTTGAGGATCTTTGCCACCAGGGCACGTTCCGCAAAGCTGACTCCCGTGCGATCAGGGACCGAGTCCTCGTTTTCGACGTAGGAGAAACTCGTCCCCTCGGTTTGCACCAGATAGGTAGCCTTGCCACCAGTAAGCGGTACCACAAGCGGAGAGGCTGCTAGAAACACAGTGCGCGGACGGAGGAATTCGACCAGTCCGTCGAGGAACATGTCCGGAATGGTAATACCGATTCTCGAAACGCGATCAGAACGAAGCTGGTCATCAGCAAGCACGTTCTTTTCCAACGCTTGAGTAACCGGATGATCCTCGCCATGGAGCTTGACGGCAAACTGGAGCGGCGTCATGCCTCCGCCACTGGGGCTGCTTTTCTGGCTGAACGCCGCGAGCATGGCAACCCGAAAGCAGCATGCCGCATATTGCCCGGGAAACACTTCGCCAGAATGCCGATCAGCGAAACTGTAGCGTACTCGGCGCTGAATGGTCGGACGCACCGCTTCGGGAATACCGATAGCGAATTGCTCAGCGCTCCAAAACTCGGGAACGTCGATCCGGCCGGCGTTGTTTCTCACCCGACTTTCAAACTCGGCCATCCTGGTGTCAATAGCTGCGACCTGACCAGGAAGAGCGTTCAGGCCCGCCTCTTCCATGACCGAACTTAGAACCGTCTGCATGTCCTCGACACTGACGCCACCGCCGCCGCCACTTTCACCGCACCGAAGATTCGTCTTGACTTTCATTGTCCATGTCTCCTGCTAGTCAGGGATATCCAGGTGCCCCTGCCGTCTTTCTTTGTCGATTCGAAACGCTCTAAACTTGTCCGTCAATGCTGATCTGAACTCGCCAAGAGTAAAGCTCTCTGGACCCTCTTCGTCTGCCCTGTCGCTGTCGCTGTTCTCTTCGGGCGTCACTTCAGGAGCTGACTCAGGGTTCGCCTGGCCTTCCCTGACGAGCTCAAGCCTCATGATCCGCTCAAGCGCATCGGCCTCTTGTGCCAAACCTGCCGCGCGAGCTGCAACCAACAGGGTTTCGTCAGGATCTCCATCGTTGGTGGCAGCTGCGAACCGGCCCCAAGCTTCCGGATCGAGCCCTTCTGGACAGTCACCTTCAGCGCTTCTCAAAGTGTGAGCTATTTGCTGGTCACTGGCCAAGGTGCTCTCAGGCTCTTCCTTGCCGCCCGGCAGCTCCAGCGCATCGACCCCTTCGGCCCCGAGAGCCACCAACGCATTGGCATTGACCAGGCCGAGTTTTGAAGCAAGAGCCTCAAGCGTTGCAAACTCAACAACCCGCATCGGGTCCGCGTAGGCTGTCTCCATTTGTGCCGTGATCAAATTGCGCAACGGCTCAAGCTCTACAGCTCCATTGTCAACAGCCAAACGAACGGCGTCGGCGTGGCGAGGAACCGGCACAAAGGACAACTCTACCAGCTCATTCGGGTCCTCTTTGGAACCAAACGTTACTGTCGAGTCGTCGTCGTCAAACGTCACCTTACCGACCAGGAACCCGGGGGAAAACGCGTTCAACGCGCCAAAGCGATACAGCCCGAGGACGGTAGTCGCCAATGGGTTCACTTCGTCCGGGGCCAGCTCGGCAAACCCGATCAGGTTCGACGTCGGCCTAGTGTTCTGGTGCCCAGTAAACAACCACCGGGCGATGATCATGTCCGGGGTCGAGAACGATGTCCGGTGATTCCACGCTCCTACGGGATTTGAGGAGTTGAACTTATCCAGGTCCCACGCGTCATTGGGCACGACAATGTTTGAACGGTTAGGCGTCGCCAAGCTCCAGCGGGCTTTCATTACGCGATCGAAATCTACGGCATTGTCACCGTTGATCTCTTTGGCGCGTTGCTCCAGTATAGGCCGGTCCTTTGGCTTGACCCCAAACTGAGTGGCCCCGAAGACGTCAGCAGTCACCAAAGCCCGGTCGTCAGTGTGCCGAGCGAAGATCTCACCCGCGTCGGTTTCAGGTTCGGCCCTGATTTCACTCAAAAGATCAAAGGACGCCTCTTCGCGGGAGTCCGTCCACCCGAGGAATTGACCACCCTGAGTCAAGTGTAAGCGCTGTAATCTCTTGAATTTCATGGCCGCCTCTGAAGGTAACAGAGACAGATTAGGAAAGTCAACTCTTTTTCAATTCCAATCTCCATCGAGCTGAGACAAGCTCGGCGCCCATTTCCTGCACGTCCCGTCCGGCGACACGGATCATCAATCCACGGTCGGGGAGTCGCCAGCGGAGCAGGCGCCAATGCGGTCTCTGGCACGCTCCGCTTTCGTGGGTGCCCCTTGCTCTCGATCGAACTTGATCCTGGGCACTTGGGCCATTGGCGTCCGTCTCATGCGTTAACCCTCAAGGCATGGCAATTACCTTGTTTCAGGGCAGCTCGGATCGCCAGGGCCAAGACAAACAACAGGCCCGGCATCGCCCCCGCCGCTCCCATCAAGGTTTGGATTAGGGCCTGGCGGAGAAATCAACACCCGCTGGACCGGTCCCATGCCAGGACCTACGAAAAGAAGGTCCACTTGGACGCACCCAGGGCACAGGTTTCCAGTCGTCTGAAGCAGGTACCCGCCAGGGTTCGGCTCAGGTAGCCCTGAAAGGCCCATATCGCCGTCCTGAGAGGGCCTGCGGCTTGACCCCTGGGTCGCTACCGAGCTAGGTCCGCGTCGATACAGGAGCTCCTGGGGGCCGCCACCGTTGGGATAGAGCTCCTGGAGAGTTGCGGGATAACCACCGAGCACAGCAAACCAGTCGTCAAGGTCGGCTTGAGCCCGCCTCATGTCGATCTCGTAGGTCACGAAATGAGCCTTCTCGATAGCGCACAGGCCGTAAGGGATACCGATACTGGCCAGAATCCCGATGATTGCGATTACGACCAGGAGTTCAACAAAGGCAAAGCCGGGTCCAACATGGACCGGATAGCCCAAAGAGGCCCACTGCCTCGCACGGTCATGCTCTCGGTAACGGATATGCTCATAGTCGAGTTTTTCGCGAAATCCCTGAGTCCTAAGGGACAGGCACCGGGCAGTAAGAAATTTCTGCCTTTTCCGGCAAACAGTGCGATTCTTGCAAGAATAGAGCCCTGTCCATCGCATATAGCGCCCAGCGCCCACCCGGGCAAATGGCCCATTTTTGTCGTTACAGTTCCTACATCTCTTCATCGCGGCCCCTTCCTCGTTCCGTTCCCTTTCGAAGCTTCTTGCGCATCTTTGCAAATCTTGCCTGTTTTTCCAAGTGCTCTTTCTTGTGGGCAATACACCGAAATGGGCCAAGAGCAATGACCTTGCACCCATGCTCAATACACTCCCGGTGAATCCTCATCTCAACCCGTTGCCCCTGTCCATCGTGTCACCTGTTGCGGCATATCACGACCAGGAGTTCAATGAGCGAAAAGCCCAGATCTAACTTTTTTTCTCCACTCGACAAATCGCGAAGAAAGTCGCCAAGCCTCATAGCTGTTTCCCCAATGTCCTTTCCGACTTCCTCTAGCCGTTTCGGATCAGTTAGCCTGGGTTTCTTCACCTCAGATTCTGGCCAGCACGACACGCAATCACACCCTTCGTGATGTCTCATCTCAGCCCCTTTCTGTGATAAGATCGGCAGGCACCGGCCGGGGTTGCCGCCCTGAGCCGGGCCTTTCCACCAACGCCCTGAGGAGACGTCAATGTCCGAGACCCAGAGTAGCACAAAGACGTGCAGCCATTGCCAATTGGCGCACGACGCACCGGGCCGCTATTGCCGATCTTGCCACGCTGCCTATATGAGGAACTGGCGCAAAACCCACCCGCTGACACCCGAAGAAAAAAGAAAAGACAGCTGTCGCTCCATGTCCTCGTACTACCTGAAAATCGGCAAACTGACCCGGACAGACTGCAAAGACTGCGATTCTCCCGATACCGAAATGCACCACCCTGACTACGGCCAGCCGCTTCTAGTCGTCTTCCTTTGTCGCCCCTGCCACCTTGCGCGACACGCGGCCTAATCACCGACTCAGCCTCCGGTCAGCCAGCTGTCGATCGATTACCGCCAGTCGTTGATCCAGGTCGCCCATTCCACTTGTGAGCTTCCTCAAGCTCCTCGAGTCGAATCCGTTACCCTTCGCCGGCAACGCACTGCCTGAGCCCGAGTTCCTATCGCCGTCGCCCCTGTCGCCTCCGGCGCTGGCTATGCGCAGCAAATCCTCATTCCCCGGGGCCAAGCTGTCAACAATGATCCGTCCCCTTGGCACGACATGAGCACTTCCCGCCGCCTTGTCTTCGAGAGCCGGCCAGCCGCCAAGGGCCAAGATTTGATCATTGGTCAAAACCCAGGGAAACTTCTCGGCAACCCTCAGCTGGAACTCTCGGTCAGTATTGACGAACGGCAGGTGACGGACTACCAGTGTCGGGTCAAACTCGTGCCGGGCGAAATCCTGGAGAGTGATCTCAAAATCCAATACTAAAGGCGTCATGACCGTAGCAAGGAAAACGAACCGCTCCAGTTCCACACCGGACATCCCAAGCCCCGAATTATCGTCATAGTTTGCCAGCATCGACGGAGGGATTCTCAGGTGTTGGCGAACAAATTCCCAAATGAACCGGGAATACTCCGAGGTCTTTGCAGGGTCGAACGGCTCGCCAAGCTTCTCGATTGCAAACGAATCCTTTACCGGCAACTGGCTGTCACTGTTTACCCTGTGAAAGGCCATACGAAAAAAACGGCCCAGCCCCCGGTGTTTGCGATCCATGTACCGTTCTTTTTCTATCGGGTCCTCTTCGCCCCTGTAGACCATCATCAGCGGCGGAGAGTTGTTGTTCCTGAAAAACGTTCCTACCATGCGGGACATGAACTCAGACCCTTCGACCTCGTCGCCCAGGGCTTGTACGATCCCACGACCACGAGCATAGATATTTCGCGGATCAGGTCTGCTCCACTCGAAGATTTCAGACGGATCAACCGGTCCAGCAAAGCCAGCAAGGCGATAGTTTGGGTCTTGCCCGGGTCTCGGAATGCTAATCACCTCAGTAGGTACCAACGTCAGCGCCTCATCGGGCATGGCACGCGGAGATGTCCTCCCCAGTCGCCAGAAGCTCTCGCCTACCGCGGCATAGTGAACCATCGTCATCCTGCGCAATCGCCGGCCACTCCATCTCCTGATATTGCTGGTCAGGATCTTATTGAGGCTTCCGTTAGGGTCTTCAGGCACTAAGTCGCCAGACGCAATCAAGTCGTCAACAAGATCAAACCGCGTTTCTTTGGCGCCTCGCGGTCGATGAGGGCCACGGGGCAGGGAGCTGGCTGTCATAGCATTGGCAATCACCCCCTTGTTTCGCGGTCTATAGACTTGGAACGCAACCTCAGAGAATGCGTCGGCATAGACCCCTAAGGGGCCGTCCAGGTACGGAGAGTCCACCAGGAGCTCTAACCATTTGCGCTTAGACCTTGGCAGGTGCTGAGAAGCCATCGACGACAGCGACACCACCAGCTGCCGGAGAGCGTCCGATTCGGGTTCAGGAGACGCAAACTCGGCCCTGACGCGCTGAAGGAAACCGTCGTAACCCACGGGGCCGTTCCGGCGAGATGTCCCGCTAGAGCGGCTTGTAGGGCGTTTGAACCATGATCCAATGGACATGGCGAGTTATGGTAGCACAGTTGCGCCGGAAGAGGACGGTTCGCCGCCTCTCTTCTTCTTTGTTGCTACCCCCTGGTCAATCTGCCGTGCAAAGGAATGTATTGCTCTGCAGCTCGGCCTCGAGATTGCCGATGATTTCAGCGTCCACCTGGTGGGAATTGCCGGCAATCTCGCCCGCCAACCAGGACTGGATCGGGTCTTTGGTGATCCGACCTGCGATGGCGGCGAGGGCCGCTTCGCCCTGATGGCTGTCGAGCTCGGGCTCGCGGATTGCCGTCCAGGCTTCGAGTGCGGATGTTCCACTGCTCAACCACTCGAAGGGGCTTGCTGCCGAGGCTTCGTTGATTGCGGTCGCTAGATCCACGGCTGCTTGTTCTGGCGTCATTGTATCTCCAGTCGTTGTATGAGCCGCCACAGCAAGATCAGCAGGGCGGGGAGTCCCCCGTAGCTCACGATGGCTACCGTGAAAACGTAAAGGGGCGAGATTGCACCTATAAGCGGCGCAAGGATCGTGACGCCGAAGACCACGATCCCGAACATCGACACGCGGCGAAAGGTCGCATTAGTGCTCTCCATGGCTGTAAATAGGCGGACAGAGAGAGCCGCCAGGATTCCCACCAATGTGACCCACTCAGCGACCATAGCCGCCAAGACTACGGCTCGAAGCCCTGGGGCCGCAAGGAGCAACGGGACCGACGAGAACATCGAAGCTCCGATCAAGAAGGACCAGCCGAAGAGGCGGAAGAACATCCTGTGTTCGGCCCACAGCCGCCATCCGCCGGCGAGCATCACCAGCGCCATCAAGGAGGGCAAGATATGGGGAACGCCACTGGAGTTCGCTCCCGCAAGGCACCCCGGATTCGAGAAGGCGAGAGTGAGGCCGGCCGCAGGTTTCACGCTAAGAGCCCACGCTCCGGAGACTGCCCATTTCAAAGCAATTTTAGGAGGTAGGGCCAGAGCTCACGCCCTCCGGCAAAAAGCAGGGCACAGATCGCAAGTCGCCGATTCGACTGAGCCTTGGCCGTCGTTTCCCGAAGCCGGAGGTCCAGCTCCTTCTGCTCCTGGCGGTATTCATACAGCTTTTCTTTGACCGTGTAATTCACCGTAGGCACGCCATTGAGAGCCGTGGCCTGCTCGGCGGCGCTTATTCGTTCGGAGCGCTCGACGGATCGACGACGCCATGTAGTATAGGTGATGCCGAATCCGAAACCCGCACCGCCGATCACCATGAAATACACCCACCCGTCGACCACAACCTGATTCCAGCCGAAGAACTCTGGGTGAGAATGTGGGCGAGCGATCGGCATTGGCCCGGCCGGCCCGCTCAATGCCGGCGCCCAGGCGGCGACCAAGGCCAGCGCGATTGCCCATCTGGGCCACAGCGTTCGAACCCTCTTCCAGGTCATCGACGAAAGGGTAAACCATTGTGCCCATCGGGTCAAGCTAACCTCTCGGAAAAACTTCACTCACGCTTAACAGTCTGCACTTCTCGACAAAAGCATCCTCAGCCAAAACCTGATAATCCCACGCGTGAGCATCTCTAGGGGTAGGCGCTTCCCCGCTCTTGCATCCGTCGAGACCGAGAAAGGCGGCTTGTGAATGATTTGGACGAAAGGCGATGGGCGACAGTACGCCGAGCTCCACAAGTTTCAGGCAAGCATCGGAGCAGTCGGCGGGTTCTGGCCTCCGCGTGTTCTCTTGGACGCAGTTTTGCAGTCGGAGGCCATGGAGAACGTTACCCTTCCACAAAAGGTCCCATATCCCCGGGAACCCATGCGCTATCACGAGGAGTCCTTCTTCATGCCTCATGTGTCATGTGTCACCTTCAACCACCCGGGCACTACCGGCGAGATAGCGGCAGCCCAGTTGCGCCTAGATGTTCAAGAACAGAAAAGCAGCAATCATAGAGCGCCCATAGAGCAGCAGGATAATCGCCAATATGAATCTCTGGCCCAGCTTCCATCAAAGACTGTACAGCTTCATCAATCGGCGAATCAGTCGGCGAATCAGTCGGTAAAACATCTGCCCGCACAGAATCTAGTAAGCGGTAGAGCTGGTCACCCGGACATGCGGTCGTCCTGTGGTCGCGGTGCCCCGAAATCAGCAATGACTGAATCGAATAGTGAATCGCGCACCACCGACAGAGTTTGACCAGAGCAGCTAACTGGTCTTTGTCAACATGATCGTGGCCCTCTTGGAAATTGCCGAGCAAGCAAATACCAATGCGTCTCGAGTCAGCACCTGAAGAATACGAACCGATCGCCGGCAAACCGTCAACCTCGGGACGGCCTTCGCAGATCTCACCAACTTCGGTTATCAGAAAGTTGTAGCCGACATCGACCCACCCCCAACTCTGGTGATCAATCTGAATCTGCTGTACCGCACCGGAAGACCTCCTGAAAGGGTCTGCCGAATGGTGGACAATGACACCTTCGGGGGAATGCATCTGAGTAAAACGACCGTTAGGCGGCTTAGCGCCCCACTCGGCACGTTTGATGACTTTGATCATTTACTCCTTCTCCAGAAATGCCGCTACCATAAGGAGTCCTTCCATCACAGCGCCACCACTTCGCCAACGGCATATTCCCGATCAGACCATTCTACGAGGACCGCTTCTTTTTCCCGGCGCCTCATGAGACCGTCGAGATTCTTGCCGATCCACAGGCGCCTCATCTCTCGAATGGCAGCTGCGATCTCCGTGCGTGCAAGCGTTTGAAGAATCCTGCCGGCCGACAGTCGCCTACACGACTCACGGATCTGCCTCATCTCCCGACGTCGCTCCCCGCTCATCGACGTGCCGCGATTGTATACCAGGCTGAGAAGCGCTCCCTGTGCGTCGGCGGACAGGTGCTCGACGCCGGGGAAGGCTCGGCGCGTCTTCTTAGCATAGTCCGGGAGGGTGCGCCGGTAGAAGACCTCGCGGGCCGCTTCGAGAGGGATCTCGACATCCCTGAGCAGCCTCGTTGTCCGGAGCCACGTTTCGGCAGCGCCGCCGGTAAGTCCCGCACAGTCCAGGAGCTCCTCGAGCTCCCACGGCGCGATATACTGCTTCCAGACGGCTTCGATCCGCTGCTTCTGTTTCTGGTGACCGAGATCATAGCCGATGCCGACCGTCACGCCCGAAGCGCCGCCAGGCCAACCCGGTGCCGTCAACTCGCGCCGATAGTGGGCAGCGCTGCCGATCTCGAACCGCACGATCGCGGAGATGCTCTTCCGGGACACCAACAGGCTCGACAGGCTCGATGGCACTTCTAGGCCGGCAGCTGTCTCAAACGCTGTCAAAGTGGCCGGCCCAAGGATGCCGTCTGGCCGAAGGCCATAGTGACCCTGTAGCCGCTTGAGGCGAGTCATCATCAGACCAGAGACCCTTCAAGGTAAAGCCGTTCAAGCTTCGCCATCACTCCCCTGCCCAAGTGAGCCCCTACGCGTCCCCTGCCCCTCTTCCACAGCCGAGTCAACAGCCTAGAAACCGGGCGCCAACCCGGAAGATTATGGCGATAGGGCGGCTTATTGAGGTTGTACTTTGCGACCGCATTCTTGCCGGTATAGACCGTATCCTCACCAGCCACCAGCAACACACCCCCGTGCTTTGCCCATGGCGGCATATCGGTGATCAGGTCTTGGTAGCCTCGAGAGGTGTTCATGAAGGTGTAGGAGCTCAGGCCATGTGCGACCCCCTGGGTCAGTTGCCACTGCCACGCCTGACCCGCCCTGTTCCAGAGCTTTGCGGGCTCATATCCAATGACCAGGTCAGGATAAACCGACTCGGTGTAGATCAGCCTTGCGGCCGCCATATGCGCAAGATCCGCCCCCATTGAGTGGCCGAAAAGAAACAGCTTCCAGCCTCTGGCCTGCAATTCCGCCGCTTGCATAATTACAGGCCACAGTTTATTGACCGGCCCCTGAAATCCCCAGCCGCACCTGACACCTTTAGGAAGGCAATCGGTGATCACGCTGCCGCTAGCGCCACGCTGCCGGCGCGGTCCTGCGAGATCCGAGTCCTTGTCTTTCCATTTTCGGAGCACTCCGGCCCTCATGTCGGTGCGAATCCAGTCACGCCAGAACTCACGGCCCTGAGACCCACGAAACGCCATCGCAGCGGTTCTAGTGCTGGCATGCAGGGCCAAGTACGCTTGAGCCCCAGCGCCCGGAGAGTGGAGATCGGCGACCCATCCAGAAGGCGCTAGCTCCTTCTGGATCTCCGGCTCTGTCTTGTACGACAGGCGAGCGTGGGCCATGCCGGCTACCAAGTGGGCAGCAGGGTAACCGCCTGACACCGGGGAATGCTTATAGTGCTCCAAGTGCCGAGGGTTGAGCCAGTCAATTGAGCCGGTCATCTCGCTGATCGTCGGCCCACCTCTCTTCGCTTCAACCTCTACCACTTCGAGACCTCCTCTAAACTATCCTTCGGCAACGGCTGAACAATGTAACCAAGTCGCTCAAGACGCTTTGCCGCCTTTTCATCGCGATCGCAGTCGATCTGTAGCGCGCGGGCAATATCGACCTTTTCGGGTGTCCAGTCGTCGGCATGGAAACTCATACCCTCAGCGTCATCTCGGTAGTCCCACACTCCGCCAAACTTGACGCCTTCTTCGTCAATGATAACCTCTAGCGCCATCCCGAGAGGATGGAAATAGAGCCGATTAACATCCGCGAGATACCCCTGATCGCGGAACTCCTTGGGGGAGAGGCGTTTGATTTCGCTCATTCCTGCCCCGCCTTGCCCCTGTTCAACCTCTCCGCCTTCAGCTGCCGTTCTTCCCTGTCCGCTCGGGCAGTGGTCCATGCCTGATACCGCCCTGTAAGCCTCAGAGAGTCGATCTGACGGCTTTGGACCTTGGACCGACTCCAGCACCCCTCGATCAATCCCCAGCCGACACAAAGGCCACCTGACTCCACCTTGGGAGGTTTTCGGCCCCACTCGTACTTGGTCTGGATCGTCACCGGCCACGGGCCAGCCGGGATATCAGTCCCGAAGATTACCGCAGACCCGCGGTCCTCTTCGATCACCTTGAGACCCCCCAGCGTGGGCACCGCCACAATTGCAGTACGGCGCCAAGCCTCGGCCCCGAGGAACGGCTTGAACCGGCCGCCTGTGGGCAGATAGTACTGAGCCCCAACAGCGGCGCCGGTAAAATCGACGCTGGGGATCTCCTCGGATCGTGTCTCGCCCTTGCCGATAGCCGCGTTGGCTGTCCAATACAGTCCCCTTGCCGGGCTCGGGACTCGCAAAAAAAGGCCGGCAAACTCGATCTTCCTGACGTCCCCGTCGCTTGTCCCTGCTCCCACAAAGACCCCGGCGGCAACTCCAGGCAGTTCCTCGCCGTCACAGGCTCGCGGAAAAAGGAACAAGGACAGCCCAGCTATAACGCCCACAACGGCCATCCAGCCCACTGTGGCCCAAATCTGCCGCCCAACCGCCCGAAGCTCAAACCCGAAAGTGCTCATAGCCCGATTCTGCCTTCGAAGACCATTGCGCCGAACTCCATCGCGTCATTCACGGAGAGCAAGCCGGAAAGCACCGCATTTTCTCCGAACGGGTCAGCTCGCAAAGACTTGCGAAATCTTTGCTCATCAGCACGCGCCACAAACCCAAGGCGCACGGCAACAGCCGCAACATCGGCAGCACTGACAACTGGAATTGAATAAGACTCACTCGCCACTATGACGCCCTGATCGTCCCGCAATTCCTGGTTGACTATATATGTCCCAAATCCGCCCCCGGTAACGTCAACAATTGCCTGAGCGCCAATCGAAACAAGGCGCGAAGCCTGGAACGCCGAGCCAATCGGGGAAAACTCAAACCGCACCCCGTTTTCGACCACCACGCTCTGTGGATCGCTCGACTGGTCTTGGCAAAAGATGCTCAAAACACCGGCACCATTTTGGCCGCAAGTGGCCGTAGCCGTAGCAGTTCCCGACCGGGGAGAAGTAGGCGAGTCGCACCCTGGCACCACTAGCAGCAATGCAAAAATCAGCGCCATCTTGAATCCGTCAAACATCAGTCTCTCCTTGGTTTCCTGGAATTGTCTATCGTCAAGATCTATCTCACGTATCCTGTACGAATCCCGCTGCCGTCTTTTGGCTCTAGCCTGATTTTCACCCGCTTGCCGGGCACTATCTTCGCGAGCTTTTCCCCTTTTTTGAGCGCCTTGAAAGAGAACGCCAGGGGACCTTCGCATGAACCTGGATCAACCCTGAAAGCTTCCCAGGAAACAATTCTTGTGACGTTACCGACAAGGCCGGGAACGGTAGAACACTTGGCAAAACCCGTGCCAGTGCGAGGCAGGTTCAGCGCGTTAGCCACTCCCTTGACCGCCGACTGGCTCGTGTCAACGATCGCACGATTGATTGCGCATCCTGGAAGAAGCAGGGCGAACACCAGTAGAGCTACGCAGATAAAGCTATTCCTCACGTCCTTCTCCTTTTGTCGATTCCAGAATGAAATCACGCACTCGGTCACGGGCCAGCCCGTCCGTTGGCAGTTCGAGGTAGGCCAGGATCTTTTCCGCTTTGGTCACGGCTTCCGCCTCCCTGGTCTTGAGCAATACGTCCACAGCCCTGGCTATCACGGCCGAGTCCGATACGCCTCCATGAGCTCGGCCGTAGGCCCTGACAGCCGACCACTGGGCAAGGCTCAGGCCAATGGATTTTCTTTGAATGTGTTCTTTTGCCGCCATGGGTTTCCATCCTTGCACCATTGTGGGTCAGTGTCAAGAAGATTCTTCTCGGGACTCTTCAAAAGGAGATGTTTCGGCTATCCACTCCTCAAGCCCTGGTGGCCCATGAAGCGGAGACCTCACCTCGCGGTCGTAGCACTCGCCATCTTCCGTTGAATGTTGCCGACAAATCGCCGCGCCGCACCGGCGACAATCATTCTCTGCCTTAGCGTCACAATAGAAGCACGCACTTTCCACAGACCCCGGCATCACTTCGCCTGCGCTTTTGCTGCTATAGCCTGAGCACGGCCGGAATCGAGTTCTCTGATCGCGTCCAGTGCTTTGTGTAGCTTCACGATCTCAGCAGCATGATGCCTAACGGTGATCACCTCCAGCAACGCCTGATTCGCGGGGGTCATTCCCAGGTCTCCTTTGGTGGTCTTGCTGAAGCGCACTTTATCGACGCCGCACGGTCCGGCGATCTTCCCAAAATCTTCTTGATTTCCTTGGTTGGCGCAAGCATCATGACGTCAATCTTGCTCCCTCGAGCGGATCCCCGTGGAGCTGCCGTTTCTTTGATCTCGGGCACCCCCAGGGCTATCAAGTCTTCATGCGCCTTCTGGTCTCGGCACATGACCACCAAGCCAAGGGCTATAGCGTCGGCCAGGTCAAAGGCGTACATAGACCGGGCGTTAGCCGCTGCCCGATCCTGGCCTGGCAAAGGCAGTAACGGTGCCGCCCCAAACTGAATCCACCGCACTGTGCAGCCCATCGCCTTGAGGCTCGATCCGACGCCATGGCCCCCGCCAAGGTCCACTTGATAGACAGGGCTCTTCCCCCACCTGGTCACCAGTTCCTCGGCCGCTTTAGCGCCCTTGTCGTCCACTGAGAGGGAATAGGGCTCGCCGATAATCGCGGGGACGCCGGGAAATTTAGTGCCGATTAGCCCATCTTGTAAATTTACACTTCGGGCTAACTTCAGGGAGCTCCCGCCCGGATCGGACGATGCGGAAACTCCCTGCGTCAAATGCGCGTTGCCTTCCAGGTCGCCCAACGTGCTTTCCACACCAGGTTTTTCTCTGCTCGGCTGATGGTTCATCACCTCCTTTTTCCAAGATTCAGAATCCATGCTGAACTGCATCATCAGCACTCGCGCTCCGTCTTGCAAACTGTCTCCATCCTGCTCCCTCGCCTGCCATGCCAGCTCAAGCAAGTCCCGAGGGCTCAGGCCCCACCAGGGAGTGCCGATCATCTCGTCCCCACCCTCGGCGTAGGCAGCGTCTACCCCCACCACTCGAGGAGCTCCTTCGGCATCGGGCACTCTCAACCGGAGCTCTACCGCTTTGCCCAGCATATAGGCGCCGAAGAGCGACCGCGGATCGATCGGAGGCCAACCGCCCACGATCACCCCGTATGCCTTGCCGGTAAGCGGTCGAATCACCAGCACCTCGACAGCAGGGTGCCCAGGGTGCCCGTCCTCTCGAGGCCCCAGGACGTCCTCTAAGCCACTTGGGGGCAGCGCGTACAGGAAGTCGCCGGCCTCCGGCTTAGGCCGGCAGAAGCCCTCTGGTGGCTTCTCGGCGCTATCCCAGTGCTTCCCGCGAATCTCAAAGTTCCGCTGGTCCCTAAGGTCAGCCTCTACCACCACATGAGAAACCGCTCCCGGGATGACCTCTCGCCGTTGCTGAATGTTCTCGTGAGCCTGGAGTCCCTCAACCTTTGACTCTCCAAGGCCGAACCCAATCCGGCCAACTGCCGAGCTGTAGACCGTTCGCCACCTGACCACCTGAGACAGATGATGTCCAAGCCCGGTAGCTGATGTCGGGTTTGTTGACCCGACAGCTCGATTATCCGCCCCCCTGAGCCTGCCCTTGAGAGCCTCAATCACGGCCGGCGAAATCGCCTTGACCTCTTCCAACCACGCCACCATGTTCGAATGGTGCGCCCCTAAGACATGGTGAGACACCTCATCAGCTCCTGCCGTAACAGGAGCCGTAATTCTCCGCATGTACCAACGGCCTTCGATCGGCTGCCAGTTAACCGACTTCGTCGAATGCCTGCCCCAACCTGGCAGCAAATGGCCTCGGTCCCTTGCCCTCTCCCCAAGCTCCAAGAAGTGTTTCTGGTACGCTTCGAGCCCAGCGTCTCCGGTAGCCGCCACGATCAGAATTACACATCCCCTGGGCCTGCCGTCCTCTTCAATCGCTGACCCGGCAGCATCAAACGTCCAGCCCAGCACCATAGCCGCAAGGGCAGCGGACTTGCCCGTTGCATTTGCGCCTACTGCCAGGAGCTGAGTCGATTCAAGGTAAGCCTGAATCAGTCGTGTCTGGTCCCTGGCCAAAGTCCACCCGAACACCCTGCGGATATACCTCTCCGGGTCGCCTGCGGCGTAGAGTTCACGAGCCCGCTCCCTGTGCTGATCATCGGCTACGGAATCAGGCCGCAGCTCCCTGGCAGCCTGGGACATGAGGCCCGCCGAGGAGCGCCTAAATCTCGCTTTCGTCACGGCTCGTTCTTCGGTGTCGGCCCTGGACCAGTCGCTGAATCATACGTGTCAAAAAAAAACGGTTCGCAGCACCCGCCATGGTCCGAGAGACGAACGCACAAGGCCGACAAGCCTGAGATTTCGCCCCGAATTGGTTTGCCGCACAAGTCGCCAAGCTCGCGGCCGCCCGGCTCGCCGGATGGATTCCTCGCCTCTTCCACGGCTTCGTCCTGTACTACCGCCATTCTCGTCTCCCTTCGTTTGAAACAACCCCGCTCCTGAGTGAGCCCAGGTCTGGTCACGGGATCCCCTGTTTGCTCCCCTTGCCCTGCTCTTGCTGTGCACACCGGGCCGACACAGGACGAATGCCAGGAAAGCCATTTGCGAGGCCACGATACCCCACTTAAAGGATGCGGGCCCGTTAGTTTTTCTTGGCTTTCGCCCCGGAGACGATCTCGCATGCCGACTCGAGGGCAGCTCTAACCTTCTTCGGACTGAGGCCGTAGACTTTCGCCAGCCCCTCAAGGTGAGCTTGGCGCGCCTCTTCGGCATCAACAGCTTCCTGAGCTTCTCGAAGCTCCTGGCCAGCTGCGGCAGCCGCAGCCAAAGCGTCTTCTACCTTGTTGCCAACCCATCCTGGAAAGTCTGGCCGATCATGGACAGCCTGAAGAGCGAGACCGGCTAAGCAGTCCTCTCGCTCTTGCTCGGTCACTCCGAAATCTGCTGCCTTGAACACCAGAGACACCTTGTGTTGTACGTCTGACCCCAACGGGCTTGGTTTTCTTCCTGCCATTTATCAATCCCCTTCCTTGGTTGTGGTCGACTCGCGGACCGCCGACACGTTTCTTACCCGCGCCGCCCCCGGGATGAACACACGATCGAACTGGACGCCATTACGGGTCAGCAGGTCACAAACCCGATCCTTGGTGTCTGCCCCGTTCTCGAAGGCTTGCCGCTGGATCTCGGGCAAGTCGGCCGGAATTAAGTCGTGAAGGCGCGCCCAGTCACCGGGCGAGGTGTATCCCATGGCCCTAAAGTCAAAGTTTTCGTTCATTGGGTTTTTCTCCTTAGCTCCAGCCATGACATGGTGGGGCGCCCGGGACTCGAACCCGGACGAAACGCATAAGGATGCGCGTCCTCTTTCCATTTGGGATAACGCCCCATTGAAGCGCCCGCGGGAACCGGCCGGCAATCGAGACCCGGACTTGAACCGGGGCACCTAAGTAACGACCCACTCGCCAGCCAAGGAAGACTCTACCGCACCACTGTGGTGCAGTCAACCCCCTCAGGCACAAAAAGGACCCGAGAGCTTGCTCGGGTCCGTAGAGTGATGAAGGAAACCCGCTGCTGTCGCCCAGGACTATGCCACAAACTCCAGCTGGTCGCGCTTCCTGACAAGGTCGGCCAGCACCCTCTCTAAGTTCCATCCCCCGAAGGGTGCTGTCGTGGCGGTTCCGTTTTCTGCGTCCGGCGAGCCCTCCGATTCTTCAACCTCGTCGGTGCGATACGACGCACAGTTGGCCGAAGCTCCGTTGTTGTGGTTGCCGATGGGGTCCAAGACTTCGCGCTGGATTCTCTCCGCCTGTTCAGCTGTTCCGAACCACGAATTGATATGCCACACTATAGGGCTCGGACTACCCACCTTGCTTAGCTCTACAGTCATAGAGTCGCCAGCGTTAGGATCAGACTCTAATGCCCTTGCGTTTGCATTGTACTGGCCCCTTGGATCAGAACCGGTGACCCTGGTCAGTGACCATGTTTGCACGTCACCGCTCATGACTGATCCTTCATCCAATTATACAGCCCTTCGATCTGGGCTCGGCTGTGGTCTTCGTTATAGACAACATCGTGGGACATATCAACAGCCGCCGCCGCCGATGTGCCCATAATGGCGAAGTCGTCAGCCGCACCGAGCGTTAAGGTCCAGGTGGCGGAGGTCGTCCATAAACCACCATCTATTCGTTGCTCAAGAGCTGTCCCCGCTCCCCCATAACGCCACTGGTACACAAAGAATTCATCTGTTGCTTTTCCGTGGGCAGTCGTTAGCAGTACCGTGGAGCCATTTCTAGCGCTCACGGTAGTGGCGTCTATTCGAAAATTCAAAGGAGGGGAGCCAATCCTATGAGCCGCCTGCCACTGCCTGTTCAGAGCAGTCTTTCCATTGTAGGCTATTCTTGCGGAACCGCTACACCCAGCGTTTGAAAAAACAGTGTCGGCGCCGCTGCCTATCGCCATTCTGTCATCGACAGCGTCGCTGCTGACGGCAGTTGCAATCAACTGAGGTCTATTGGCTTCCACGTTGGCAGTAAGGTTTGACAACAATCCCAGATTGGTCCAAGGGTTCACGCCACCGACGTCCAGGATGGCGTTTTCGCGGCGCAAATCCACCGTGAGGCCCGACAGGAAGCTTGGGATTGTGCCCCCGTCGCCCTCATTGCCGGCAGCAACATTAAGCAAAAACCAAGACGAGCTCATAGTCCTGCTCTATGAGTCCACGCCTAGCCGTCTGAGGCCCACCTTGACCTCGAAACCGGCCACTGGCGTATTATCCAGTTCAAGTTCGCAATAGGTAAGGGCCGCAAGCGACATAGCTTCGCCATTATCAATGATCGGATTGATAGCGTCTGCCACGACAACCAGCACCAGTCCCGCGCGAACGGCTTTCATGGTGTCGTCTCTTGACAGGCCGGATCTCACCGTAACCGAGGTTCCTGACAATGCCGGCATGTCAAACGCGTAGTTTGCCGACCGGTGAAGACTTTGGATGTCGCTCGTTGGCCCGGTACCGTCCCAGGCGAACGTTACGTGCGTTCGCGCGTCTATGTCGTCTTGGAGTGCCATAGCTACTTACCCCCTGCCTGAGTAGAGATAACGCCCTGAGCAATGCCCAGCGGGCGTGCAAGGGGTATCTGAGTGGCGCATCGTTGGGCTCATGGCAGGGAAGTGTAACAGATGTAGGTAAGCAGAGGGAAGAGTGAAGAAAATTCGAAGAATCCCTGATTGGGGGTTGACAGCGCTAGCAAGGCAGGCTTCGCCGGACATCTTGCGCAGCCGCTTCGAAAGCTTGTCACTAGCAACCCACTCATTAAGTAGGCGGTTTCGGTTAAGGAGCTCTTCCATACAGCGCGTCGCTGGCGTACTAATGCTCATCGTTGTTGTCCCGACTTTCCTTCGACTGCCCATGATTCACGGATCTTTCCAGATCGAACGTCCACAGAGTCTTGGCGCCGCCTGATTTCTTGCTAGCCCTGTTTGTCCACGTACCCCCGCCGGTAGATCCTTTCATAACGGAATGCTTGCGCCAGCCGGCGAGTTGGTAGATTTTTCCTCCACCAGGGCCGTGCTCTCGCAAGGAACAATAAGACACGGCAATCTCCGCAGGCCAATATGGCCACAGCGTGGCCCCGATAGATTGCCACAGCCGCAGACAGGCTACTGTGGCCCAGGGGTAGTCGGGGTGGCGAACCAAGCGCGACAGCTCTACAACTTCCTTTCGTGGGCGGCCAGCACTGGTACTGCCAACGGTTGACGCTGAGACAGCAACTGCGACGATTCCCAGGCCATCGGCCTCAAGGGCAAAGTCTTGCCGCCCAAAGGGACGTCGGTTGGAGCCAAGATAGTGGCCCCATTGTTCAAGAAGGCCATCGGCCACCTTAGGTTTGATTAGGCCAAAAACAGCAAGGGGGACCGTCCTCAAGGCTCTACCTTCCCTTCGATTGCCCGCAAGTCCTTGACCTCCTTTGCCGGTGGAGCCACCCCGTCTGCTTCGCACGCTGCCACCTCGAGAGCGTAAAGTAACGCGTGTGCCTCTTTGGTCGGCAAGGTATCCAGAATCACCCGCCGATACAGCGCGTTGGCCTCCTCGAGCTGCCGCATCGACGCATCGTAAACCGCCAGCTCCCTAGGGGCGTCAAGGCCGTGCAAAGACGCCTTACGCTCCGAGATAGTTACCGCCGTCCTGATAGCTACCGGACTTGCTTCCCGGCCCCCCCGACCGCACGTCAGGCAAGGCTCGTGAGTCCTTAGCTGAGGCTCTAGAGCGGCCAGGTTCCTTTCTAGGCGTGCGTCCTCCAGTTGACGCATGCTTTCAGCTAAGCGCTTGTCCGCCGGATAGTTCTTGGCGAGCTCCTTCTTGACCCAGGTATGAACCGTTCCGGGGGTGTACGGCCTACCGGCATACAAGCCAGTAGTGCGCAGAGGCAGTGCCTTGCAGATTTCGGTATACACCATTCCCTCAACGCGCATCTTGAACGCCTTGCGATGGAGATCTATAGCCGCTTCCGGGTTACTCCCGGAAGCACTTTGTACTGCGGCGTTCGGCATTCGATTTTCTACGTTTTCCAATTAAGCAAGAGAAGACTTGCGTTATTTATCCGCAACGCCCTGTGAGTCTGCGAAAGTTTCGCTAACCCTGAGCTCAAGGCCCTCTCCTTGCTCCTTAGGAGGATCAGGTAATTCAAAAACGCACTTATGCAGCCTGTATAAGTCAGTCTCCAGGGCCTCAATTGACGAACCCGCAGAATCGCCATCAGCCAAGTTCCCCCGGTGAGCCGCACTCCACCCCGCCAAATTCCAATTCCCTGCACGGTCCATGGCCAGCCACGCCGTTCCTGTCTTCTTGCTCATGGCTTCTTCTCCTCTGTCGCCTCGCCGGCACTGCCTCCGCCGTACTGGCCCAGGCCCAACACCCACCGCAAAACACTGACGCGAGCGGTTAGCTCCGTCTGGATAAGGGCCAGGGGGGCATTGACCAGGACGAACGCAGGCTCGTAGTGTAAGCGTTCATCGGCTGCAATGTGCGACACCATGTCTCTGATTTGCTGTTCGCTTTTCATGGTGTGCCCGAGTGCGAAAGTAGCCGACTATTCCGACTTGTCAAACTCATGCCATCTCCCTTCTTCAGTTTCACCAGTCTGACGCTAAGCCGCAATCGACCATGCCTGATCCCCTCTACTTCCGCGCACGCTATCCCCAACATACCAGCGTAGGACTCCAGACTCTCGATATTGACCCGCTGGCAGGTCTCTTCAATGCGGCGTATGGTCACATGAGACAGCTTCGTGAGCTCGGATGCATGTACGCGGTTATGGCACCCAACGAGAACGCGGAGCGCCTCGAACCGCTGGACAGGGGTTACTTCGCGATCGATCGTCATCAGTCCTGGCCCTGACTCCCCAGGGACCGAAGGCCCGGGGGCTCAACGCCATCGCTACTGCCGAGCAGAAGATGATCCAGGCGCTTCTTGACGCATTGCATTTTTGCCCAATCAACGAGAATCGACACTGCCACGTCCTTCGACAGTTGCTCGGCCTCGTCGGCGGTAAGGTCCGAGAACAAAACCCAGTCCGGCCCCTCTCCGGGGTTCTTGCTCCTGATCATACTGAGGTTTAGGGGAACCCTCTTCATCGGTCCGCCGGGGACATAGCCACACACCTGAACTGTGAATCTTCTCATGGCTCCAGCTCCTTCCTGTACTTGGCCAACCACCAGCGCAGGACAACGGCAACCGACTTATCAAGGTCTTCGCGAGAGAGAGGAGCTCTCAGTAACCCTCGAGTATGGAGAACGTCGACGGCGTTCGTGAGCGTACGGCAGACGTAATAGCGGGGAGCAAAGGAATCTTCGAAGAAAGATTCGATAACCGTCCGCTTCTTCGCGTCAGGCTCTTCAAGGTCTAAGTATCCCGTCCACCCGTCAACAAACTTGGCTGCCCACTGCTTCTGCGCTGGAGACTGAACGTTCTTGCCCCACTTCAACTCTATCGCCGTTGCGGGAGGCCCCGCGAATATCCAGTCGCCTACCCCAGGCTTCACACCTACCCATCTGAGCCTGCCCGCCTCCGCCCTGGAAGCACGCTCGTTCGGCACATGGAACCCTGCTCCACGTAGCTCTACTTCCGGCAAGTCCAGCCAGTAATTGAGCGCCGCAGACAAGTGGTCTTCGTGATTCTCACGCACCTTGCGGACCGCCGTGGACTTAGTGTCTTCGCGGGACGCCGCCAGGGCATGCTTGCCGAGGTTCTCGAGAAGCATAGCGTCAGTCCGACACTACCCGGCGAGTCTTCGATGGCTCAGCACCGATTTGCCGAATAAGCTCCTTGCACTTCCTGGCCAGGGACAGGTAATAGCCCTGAGAGCATTTGGTTGTATTTGGCTTGGCCATCGACTCACAATGCCACCTGAACTGATCCAACAGCTCGGGAACGCCATCGAGCGAACTCAGCAGGTCTTCGAGCTCATCCGCTTTGCGCCTCGCGGCATCTGCCCGTTCCTTTAAACTCACGCTCTTCCCCTTTCTTCTGCTAACCAAGTGGCGACCGGCACTCACCCGGCGAAAGCACCTCAGCACCGGAGGGGTTGCTGGTGATCACGCACGGAACCGGTCGCCACCTGTAATCAGTATCTCTAAACAGTGGCCCGTGGCCACTGGAGCTATCCTGTCAGATCTTGAAACCGAAGTCAAGCCTCACCCGCTTACTTCCCGAAGGAACGTGTGAATAGATCCCGGCACCCTGGCAGGACCCGCTTGGAGCGCAGTCTTGCGCTCAATCGACAGAATCGTAGCCCTATCGAAAACAGCCTTGACGCCTGCCACAGTGGCCAAGGAATCGCTGCCTGCCTCGAGCAGTCTTATTATCTCAGATGCGGTATATACCACGCCCTCGACGCGCTTCTTGGAATTGTCCGACACCAGGGAATAGCCCTCTCCCGCGTCAAGGACTCCGCCCGCAACCCTGGTCGCCAGCCCGGCCCAAGAAAAGTCACTTACCGGCATTGATCCGACCTCGAGCGCCGCCATAGCCCTCCAGGCTCCGTACCTGCCGCACACCAACCGAGACCGCGCTGAAACCTTACCTTTAACGGTAATCAACTCGACAAAAGCAGTGCGGTCACGATTGTAGACCGCCCGAATCGGCTCAGGCCAGGACTCGAAGCGCTCCTCGACCTGTTTTTTGGTCCACTTCTCGATCTGCAACCAGGGAGGGCACTTGACAAGCCAATAGTGCAACAGCCCCGCAGGAGTGGCCCCTGACCGACGCAGATTATTTCGGAAATGGAGCGGTCGCCCTCGCGCGAGCCATGCCCCTAGCGGAGAGGGGAATACGGCGCGCTCTTCAGGAGCGATCTGCTCTAACGGCACCTGGGCTGTAAGAGCTTGATTGAATTGTTCGACAGGAGAGATCACCACATCATCACCTGCTCTTCTTCCTCGGCTTTGCTCGGCGCAAACAATAATGGGCCTCCAGGACCGGGACGCTCCGTTAGCCGCAGCTCTATCTTTGCCCCGTAAAAATAGCTCATTGACTTGACACCATCGACAACCTCGACCGCTTTAGCCGCCGGAACCCCTACGTCTCCGCGACCCCTGAAGAGCTTCTCCAACACTTGCACGGCTTGACGAAGCGAACCGACGCCGGTATTAGTCTTGCCCGTCGCGGCTTGGTCAGCTGTCACGTCAACAGTGCCGAGCCAGCGGAAAGAGCCCGCACGACGCACAGCCTCTATCTCCTCCTTGGACAATTCGTCGACCTGCTGAGGCGAGAGCTCGAACATGTCGCCGGTTATTTGGTATATCAGGGACGCCGCGTTCGCCGCGTTCGTTACCTTGGCTTGACTTATTATTGCCAACCTGACTCCGGGGCGATTGTCTTCCGCCGGCATTACGGTCAAAACGCTCCTAGCTGACCCACTCCATACCACGGACCCAAATACGGCATCCAGGGCTGAATCCTTACCTCCTTTCGAACTCCATCCGACAAGAACAACAGCGGAACCATATGGAATCCCCAGGTCGCAAATCGGTTCAAGTATCGGAGCGACCACGTCCTGGTCATTCATCGAACCGGCGCCAGGTGGCCAAAACCTAGAGATTGGGTCGAAAAAAATCATCGACGGGCGGACCGCTTCGACGACTTTGCGCAAGTGCTCCAGGTCGGCAAACGTCACCCGGTTTTCGCGCGTATTGTAGACCACTAGTTTCGACAAGTCTCCGCCGCACACCATAAGGCGTGGCGCTAGCGTATCCTCTAACTCGTCTTCGCCAGAAAACACCAGAACCCGGCCACTCCCTAAATCACTACGCTCAGCATCGCAATTCTCCAGCACTTTGCCCCGCGTAATAGCTGCTGACAGAGCCATCAAAAAAAACGACTTACCGAGACCGGCCTTGCCACATACCAAGGTCAACTTGCCGGCAGGCAGCAACGGATGCATGAGATATTTGATCGGCTTCATCTTGACCTTATCGCCCCATTGGAGCAGCCTCTTAATTTCGCCAGCCGTGGGCATTGGGATCGTGTTAAGCGATACCCCCGCCTTTGCCGCCTCGTTGAACGCCGGCAGAAATCCCTCAGCACCCCTAGCCCTAAGCATAGCCGCCGGGTCCTTCTCTGGCAGCTCTATCACCCTGACAGGCACGGTCCGGCCAAGGGTCGGCAAGTGCTTTGCGAAATGCTGGCAGAACTTCAGCCCACTATCACCCTTCGCAGGATCAGAATTGCCAGGCTCGCGAATCAGATACAGCCGCTCGAACCCTTGAACATGCTCAGCCCTCAGTACCGTCTCCACAGCTCCCGTCCCGGGTATTCCTACGACCGGCAAGTCCTGGGACCTCAAGGCGGCAAAATCGGTTTCCCCCTCCACAAAAATCAGAGATGGTCTCGGCCTGGCCCGGTACTCGTCTAACAGCCACTCGCCATAGAGCTGCAAGGATACGCCGCACCTCTCGGAAACATACTTCGGGGCACCTTCAAGGGATGCTCTGATTTTGGCAAACGTCTCCATCGCCGGCCAGTCGCACCCCTCGAGCTCTATAGCCCCTTTTTCCCCTTTCTCCGCTTGCCGATAATACGGCACCCGGCAGCCCTCGACCATGTACGTAGTGCCGTCCTTCTTCTCGCACTTATAGAATCCTTCGGTCCAGCCAAGGGCCCGCAAGTGATCTGTCGCCACTCCTGACTTTGCCGCGATCTGCTCCAGAGTCGGTTTGTCGAACCCCGTTTTCTCACCCACTGAATCTCCTTTCTGGCGTCGGCCGCCTGAGTATCTGCCACTCGGTATCCTTGCTGCCTCGAAGAATGCCCCCTCAGGCAGCCGTAGAGCCGCTGTGATCGATTTAAAGTCGCACCCTCTTGCCCAACACCTGACCAGCACCTTGTCGCCCCTCAGGTCCACTGAGAGACTTCTATCGTCTCCCCTGTGGACTGGGCAACGGGCCTTGTGCTGCTGCCCACTGCCCTTGGGGTCACACCCAGACCCTTTGAGGGCTTCTATGACGTCGCGATAGGACATCGCAGTCGGGACAAGATCAGAAGCTCACCAAGCCTCGTGCGGTATGTCCTGGCGGGCCAAGAATAATACAAAACAGCAACACCGCTAGGCCAAGGAAATATCTTGCTTCGGCCGAAGAGCTGATCAAACAACCGACAAAGCCATCCGCCCATTCTGCGACCGACCAAGCGCTCCCTGTCTTCCACACTCAAAGCCGTAAGATCAACAGTCAAGTTCACCACGATACCCCCTTTCAGTCTCCGAAATGCCCCTGGCTGACCAGGTAGCAAATCCACGAAATTGCCGCTATGTCAATCCACGGAGCAAGATTGGTCGTCAAGTTGTTGAACTTGTCTCTCACAAATTTCCCCCTTGATCGATTTAAAGTCGCGCCCTCTTGCCCAACACCTGACCAGCACCTTGTCGCCCCTCAGGTCCACTGAGATTTCAAACGGCAGGACCTGCGCCATTCACTTCGCATGCCCGTCCAGATCGGCCTGATTGAGTAACAGCTTAATTGCAGACTGGACAGCACCCTTGTCTTCGGCGAGCGTCTTGCAAGCGATCTTGGCCATCTCCCAGGCAAGAGACGCGTCCTCTTCCCTGGCCTTGAGCTCCGCAATGACCATTTCGGCCTTGAGCTTCCGGGGAGCTGCCGGACCGCCATCTGGCTGAGCTCTGATTGCTGCTGCATATGCCCTGATTCTAGCAGCTTTGTAGCGCCGGTAGCGATCGCAACAACCGGCAGCGAAAGATAACGCATCCTCAGAACTAAGTAAGCACTGCCTCAGCTGATAACGCAAGCCTTCGACGGACCCAAGATCGACATTTGACCCGCCAAAGTCTTCGCCAAACCTCCGTCGCGGAGCCCATTCTCCAATCGGCTCCCAACTGCCGTCAAGGGCAACCGACCCCTTTACCACTTCGCCAGTAGAAGGGTCGACCCACTCCTTGACGGGCTCAAACGACAAACTAACTTCAGGCTTGGCCGGCATCGGCCTTTGCCCCGGGCACGTATTCAGCGCCCACAATAAACGCATCGGCCGTGCCCCATGGATCACCAGTCTTAGCCCGCAACCGATCACCGAGTTCCGCAGGACACTCAAGGTCAACAGTTTCGAAACGGGTAGTATCTTGCCAGGTCTCCTCGCTTGTTTGGCGAGTGCCGGGAACCTTGAGTATCAGTCGAATTCGCGCCATCACGACCCCTTCCTGTGCTTCGCCATGAATCTCTTGTTCCCTACCCCCAACTTCGCCACCGGCCCCGCTTTGAGCTTGTCAATAGACGACCGGTCGTAGTGGTTCCACCACTCTTCAGGACCGAGAATCTTCTTCGCCTTGCCGGCCAGAAAGGCGTTCTTCGACATGGTTGATTCTACTATGTCCCGGAACACCTCTCGAACCCGCTCAGCCGCCTCGGGATTATTTAACACCGCTTCCAGTACCACTCCGTAAGCTCTCACGTCCCACAGAGCAAGACCCAGCGCCGAAACGTCCTTAACCAAAGGATCTCCTGGCGACCGGTCGGGCCAAAAGTACTTCTCCGGACCCGCGTCAAGCTCCCGGACCCCGCCCTCGTTTTTGGCAAACCACTCGAGTACCGATCCGGCCAGCACTTTACGCGCATGGCCAGCGGCTCTGCCGATCTCCTCGACCAGAAGAGCAGCCTGAGTGGCCTGCTCCGACGTGGCAGTGACCGGATCAAGCTCCTCAGCCAGCTGGTCAAAACGATCTCGAAGCGCAACCAAAGCCCCGGCCGCACTCTTGCGCGCGGCCGGGAAGTCGTTGGAAGCAGACCTCCTTGAGATGTCCCCCGGAGCCTCCCATTGTTCGCCGAATTTCGGAATCGGCATAGCGGCACCAACAAACGTACCCGGAAATCTTTCATCGTCCTGCATAGTTTCCCCTTTCTCGTTCCTAAACAGCAAGTCAAAAAGGAATCGAATCGTCATCTTCCGGCTCGTCGGGAAATTGCCCGACACTTGACGGCTGCTGACTACTAGAACCCTGCTGCTGTTCGTCTGACTTCTTACGGTCGTTGTACTTGACGTAAGACTCTGGCACCCCATAAGACCTCGCCTTATCGTCGGCCGGCCTTAGCCCTGGTAGCCACGCGGCCTGCATCGCAAGATGCTCCTTGTATTCTTTCGACCCGGGGAGTGCCTTGTTCTCAGGCGCATAGGGGGGCGCCAACTCAGCATACGTCTTGCCAGATTTCTTCAACGAATGAACAACCCTGAGCAGACAGGATGCGCCAATCGGAATTCCCGGCTTTTTCTTGAATTGCTTCTTGAGCTTCTTTTCCTTCAAGCTCGGATTCCAATCTTCCGGCCCTGTTCCCAGTTCACGACCCAAGATGAAACCAGCAGACCGCTCAGGAGTCACCACCTTGCCAAGCCAAGTGGCCATCAACTTCTCATAGGTGCTCTGCCATTTCGGGTCTTCATTGTGCGAGAAATTAAAGTTGTTTATCCACCACTTCACCTCCATCGGCTCTCCCTCACGCTCCTCGGCTTCGGAACCAAGTAGACACTCAGGAAGAACGAAAATAGCCAACGCCGTAGGCTTCGGCTTGTCACCAGGCTTGAACGGCGTACTCATTCCCATATCTAGCGCCTCCGCCAGAACCGCCCTGTGGACCCCTTCTGGCGGCCGGAACGCCGATCCGTCTCCGTCTGACCCCGTATTCGCCGTCGATTTAGCTGGCATCTTTTTTCCCCTTCTGGTTGATTTCTAATCTCAGGATTCCGTCCCATCGCCGTCAGCTACCTGGCGATTTTCGCCCTCTTCGTCTCGCCCCTTATGCGAGAAAACCCGCACACCGCACGGTTCCGCTGTCTTGCCCTCTCGCCTTGGTCTCAGCCTGCCGTCAGGGCCCAGGCGCTCCCCTTTGTCAGCCCACTGGTCTACCGCTTCCGCCAGGCATTCCTGCAATGGCCTCAACTGTTTCGCGGCATACTCGCGTAGTTTCGTGTACTGCTTCCACGGAAGCGTTAGACCCCCTTGTACCTTCTTCTCTTTGACCGCCGCCATTTTCTGCCGCCCCTTTCCTCGGATTTGCCCTTGCGCCAACTCCTAGGACCATAGTAGTATCACGGTACTAGGAAGTCAACCCCTTCCTGGGAAAACCTCAAACCGGCCACAGGCGCCCGTCCCGACGTCAAACGGCCATCACGCACAGGGGCAAGGAGAGATCAGCATGAAGTCATTCTCTGAGATCAAGCAGGAAATCGAACGCCGCCGAGACGAAGCCTGGATACGGTCCCTAAACACCAAGAAGACGCGTTTGGTACAGAGGCTCGCTCTGGCTCGACACGACGAAATGACCCGACTTCTTGAGTGGCTGGGAAACGCATAATGGAGTCCAAGGGTTCTGGAAGGGCAAAGACAGCGATAGAGTGGGGGCGACAATTCCAGGTTCAGGAAGCCACCGTTGGGCGCCCGGAAATCGGTCCCGGCCTCATCGAGTGGATCGCCCAGGCTCCGGGAGTTGGCAAAGTCACTGCAAAGGGCATCGTCAAACACTTCGGCGACATGGAAATCGAAGAACTTCTCGAGACGATCAAAGACCCTGCCCGTCTCGAAGAAATTGACGGTATCGGACCCGCAAAGGCCAAAGCCGTAGCCAGGGGATCCAGGAAACGAAGCGAGCGGGACCAGCTGACTATGGACTTGCGAGACAAACACGTCCCGCTGGCAGCCGTGGCGAGGGTTTTGAGGAAGTTCGGAGACGATGCCTCCGAAGTAGTCCGGCGATACCCCTACGGCCTACTTGACGTCAGGGGCATAGGATTCGCGACAGCGGACAAGATCGCCCTGGCTTCCGGCTTTGTGTCGTACGGTTCATTTCAACGGATACAGGCCGGGGTTGTCGAAACACTGAACCAAGCAGCTGGCAGGGGCCACGCCTATCTGCCAATCAAAATCCTACTCAATGGCGACAAGGACAGGGGACTCAAAGGAGCAACCAGACTCCTGAAGCTCAAAGAGGCGACCATTGGCGGCTATCTGCGGAAAATCGTGAACTCCGGGAAGATCCACATCGACGGAAACAGTGTTTATCTAGACAAGAACAATCGTGAAGAATCGGTGGTCTCGATACGGCTATCTGCCCTTTCGAAGGTTAAGGTCGCCACAATTGAAGCCGGCGCACTTCCGGGCCAGCTGATGACAATCACATCAAACGAGACCGCCGTCACTCTCAGTCACGACCAGAACTACGCAGTGACCACCTCTTGCCACCAGCCGGTCATAGTGGTCACTGGAGGCCCAGGGGTCGGCAAAACGGCCATAACTCAGGCAATCGTTAAAACATGGCATCGAGCCGGACTGAACATCGAACTGTGTGCACCCACGGGCAAAGCTGCAAAGCAGCTCGAAAAAGCCACCGGCTGCGAAGCAAAAACAATTCACCGGCTCCTCGAATATGGGCCGCAGGGCTTTGCCCGTTCCCGACAATTCCGCCTATCCTGCCAGGCCCTTGTCGTTGACGAGTCCAGCATGCTTACCACTAGCATGGCAGCGCGATTGCTGGATGCTATTCCTCTTGGTTGTAGGATAGTGATCGTTGGCGACCAGGATCAACTTCCAAGCATCGGATACGGAGCGGTACTTCGAGACATCATAAAATCCGAGAAAATACCAGTAATTCGACTAAATAAAGTCTTCAGGCAATCCGCCGGGTCGCGGATCGTGACAAACGCGCACCGATTTATCAACGGGAAACCACTCGAGTACCCTGGTCACGGAGAAAATTCCGATTTCTGGATCCACAGAAAAAACACCTCTGCCGGGATTCTCGAAGCTCTCGACGGTTTCCTAACTCGCCATATCCCTGAAAGGTTTGGCCTTGACCCACTCAAGGACGTCATGGTCCTGACCCCGCTAAATGGTACCGAGCTCGGAACCGTTGCTTTGAACTTACGTCTCCAAAGCCTGCTAAATCCAGATGGCCAGAAGGTGGGAAACTGGCCTATCCGAGTAGGAGACAGAGTTATGCAGGTGAGAAACAACTACGCCCTCAAAACTTTCAATGGCGACGTCGGGGCAGTCTTGTCATGGGATCAGCGGAAGAAGGAGGCGTGGCTACAGTTCGAAAACAGGGACATCCTTTACACAAAAGAGCACCTGGAAGGGCTCCTCCCTGCCTACGCGTGCACAGTCCACAAGGCACAAGGAGGCGGGTTTCCAGCCGTAATAATGATCGTTCACGATGAACACAAATGGCACCTGAAGAGAAGCCTAGTCTATACCGGAATGACCAGGGCCGAAAAACTACTTGTCCTCATAGGGCAGTCGGCAACACTGACCTATGCCAGTGGCAATCTGAGAGACGCAAACCGTTTCACCGGCCTCGCCGAAAAATTACTTCACCCGCCATCGGAACTTCCGGAACTCAACAGAGCCGAAATGATCAAATCTAAGCTATACACTTGCGACGCCTGCCAGCGCTCTTTCGCAAGCGACAGCCCGCAAATCTTCGAATGCCCCGAGTGCGGAGAATCCGACCAAATCAGAGAACTTGGGAACGAGTAGTTCAGGTGCCTCGATGGTCCAATCATCGTACCTTGCTCCCAGGGTGTAATCACCGGCCCTGGCTGCTTGAGTCGTCGCATGGTCCCCGGTACGGCCACGAAACGGCAAATTCGCGAGGCCGAATCATGGTGACTTTGGGCAAATCACATCGTTACTCCAACGCCAGCGGCCGGCAGTATCGTAGTCGCCTGGTCATGTCCTACGGCCTGGAGCGGACCTTAGTAGGCGGTCACGTAACGGCACAACATTACGCCGAACACGTCGACCACATAAACGGCCTCGTAGACGATGACCGATCGGAAAATCTACGGCTCCTAGGAGCAAGTATTCACGGCCAAAACCACGCCCTTGCCACAATCGACACCAAATGGCGAGACTTCGAAGGCCGTTTCATCGAACACGATCCCGACGAGTACGCTATTAACCGCTTCGGTCCTATCGTCAGCTTTCGTGACATCCCAGACATGGGCGGCCCGCGAACTCGCACCCTTGCCGAAGCCTCCAGAAGACCCCTGGACGCAAAAAATCTCCGGTAGACTACGCACAACAGCCTACCGGAGATTCTGCCGGCCCACGAGACCAACTACAGGCCGCAAGAGGGCAGCTCAAGCTGTCTCCCGTCTAACCCTGGTAAGGGCGGAGGCACAACAAAGTGCCACTTGGGGTTCTTTTGCCCTCTCGCCTGAGGTCTTCCCAGGCACAGAGACCTTGCCCTCTCAGGGGAGACGCGGTCATCTCCCCGCGGCTTCCGCCTTAGAATTTTATCAATAGCCGACGCCTTCATCCCGTAGCCTCTGGCAAGATCCTTCAACACGTTGCCTGGCCGGCCAGAACTTGCCGGCAGCAAGGGCAGCGCCTGGATCTCCTTGATAATTGCGGCATTTTTCGGCACAACGCCCCGAGTCTTACGGACACGCGTCTGCCATTTCTGACTCGACGCCAAATGGACCCGGCTCTTCTCCAGCACCCACAGCCAGTCTTTACTCTGGAGCTCTGCCTCCCTGGATAGCCATAACATCATCGGAAGGATACTGCTCTCAATTTTCCGATCGAGAGCGGTATTGTCCTCGATCCATGTCCGAATTGCCTTGACCTGGAACTCGAGCTTCTCGCAAGGCGTCATCAGCTTGCCGCCTTGGCCAAAACAAAACAGCTCAACGACTGGGCCAACCCCCGGACACTGCCCGGCACAACCCAGACTCGCCGCATCAAACCATGGTCAAAAAATAACTGCGAGAAAATACAAATTTGTTCGAATTCAGGCTCATAGAAAACAGTATGAGAGTCAGAACTCACATACTCAAACTCCGTAGGCGCTAACCGCAAAACCACCGCTGTAGGCGCCTTGCCCAAATCGGCCCACCCTAGAAGTACTCCCCTCTCGTCTCGAACCTGTCTCCCGGTTGCATACATCAGTTTGCCGCCTTCCCGGCACAGATCGGACCCAAACCTCGAGTAATACTCTCCGGATCTGTCAAGCTCCTACCGCACCGCCCACAGGTTCCCTGATGCCAGAACTGCACACCTTCAGGCAGCGACTTGCCGCTTATCAAAGAACACCACAGCCACAGGAAGGCACGCGCAGAGACCGCCCCGGAGCCTATCTTCGACTTCTTACCTAGGTAGTAGTGCCACCTTGCCGAACGCGCTCTATGACCCCCGTACGCCTTCCATAAAGGGAAGGGGGGGGGCAATATAGCAGAAGCGCCGTAAACCCGCTCCGCCCCACGGTCGAAAATAGTGCCGAAGTAGGTATAGTCCCCCTCGTTGTACGGTCCGGTCAACACTGACACGAACCGCCTTCGGCCTTCCCCGGCTGCCACTGGCCCTCGAGCTGTCTCGACTTGATAAGTCTGGTGCCGATCGGTCGATGCGTTGTGCAAAGTGAACCTGATTTTCCGGCCTGGGCGCTCAGCCGAAACGATGTAGGCCAGTTGGTCGACAGGGCTCGTTATCTTGCCGCCTCCGAGCTCTACGATGTCCAGGCCAATGTCCCCGGGCTCGAATGTGGAACCGTGACCAGTTTGCTGCCATGAGTAAGGTAAACCCATGCCTTCACATCCTTTCTGGGCCGTCCGGTCCGTGATCAACTCTGGTCAACGGCGGCCCAGGATAGACCGTCGTCATAGTGAATTCCGACGCATTGATAACAAGCTGGCTTTGACGAGCTCTCAATTGCAGGCACCAGGTCACCGGCAACCCCAGAAACGACATGCCGACATGCAACTCGGGGACCAGAAGTGTTCCGTCCGCTTTCCTGCCATCGCGAAGACACTCGAAATCGCGGAGGCAAAGTTCCCAATGGCCATCCCCGAGACTCCCGCCGACAGCCCCGAGCTCCAAAACGGCCTTTGACTGCACCTCGCGAAGAGAATTCAAGAGCTCAAGATGCACGTCCTTGTCAGCCATCCAGTCCTCTTTGGTGCCCCGTTCGTAGCTCACAAAACTCATGCCACCTCACCTTCTTCCTTAGTCTCGGTCTTGCTGAAGATCTTGTCTACCCGATCAAGAATCAACATGCCACGAGACCGCAAAGCACCGTCCTTCGGCAACTTGAACAACACAAAGTCAGGCGCTCCTGCTTCTGAAGTGTGGTGCGTGCTGGCCTTCGTCAGTTCACGGAGATCCCGCAATGCCGAGAGGGCAGTGCGAAGCTCAGATTTGAGCTCTCGAGCTTCCTTGATCGCCTTACGTTCCTGGGCTGCCGCGACCTCAGGCATCGACGGGCCATCTAACACTGTTTCTGAATTGACACTCATGCCGTTTCCCCTTCCCTACTGCCGGCCACCGTCAGGCGAAATACGACACCCGTGCCCAACGCCTCGGTAATCTGCAATTCCAGGTCTCGAGCATCAACCTTGCCGAGCGCTTGCTCCAGATCGTCCCTGTCAACCGGATCTACCGTTTCCAGAATCAACGCCCAGATCTTGTTCCCCATACCGTCGCCCCTTCTCTGTAATAGCCCGGGGCCATCTCGAGGCCCTTGGCTTGCCGTTCTCTTGCCAGGTCACCATGGCCTAGCAACGAATTCATCAGCCGACCTACCGACCGGCCACACTGTTCAGCTGCCAAGAGTAGGCCAAGCACCCAAGAGTTGAAGTGCTTCCCGCGGGATACCTTGCCGTGCTTCTGATTCTGCCACTTGACCACCAGCCAACCGCCTTCGCCGTCCCGATCGGGCTCGAAGGCCCACGCCTTGACGGCACTGGAGCCCTGGACCTGATGAATAAGCCGGCCGGCGTTTTTGGTGATGTCCATCTTGGTCCTTTTTCGGTTGGTTTCGACCGGTCCCCCCGGCCACAAAAGAAGAGTACTGCACTCTTGGGGAGTTGTCAACCCCTAATCGTGGATTTCTCGGACTTTCTCGTGACCTCTCCAGTTCCAGTACGTTTCATCGCCTTGCCGCACCAGATGCAGTCCATGCTCACTAAAAGTTTAGCCGTCACGGCATAGATCCCCGTGTCGCCGCACTCGCACCTAAAAAACACAGCCCGTTTTTTCACCGCACACCCCCTAACAGTTCAGCCGCCTCGCGCGCCGTGGACACGTTTGTCGATGTCACATCATCGCCAACCCAAATCCCAAACCTGCCACACGCACGCCGATAGGCGATAATCTCGCCATCGTTGTCCATTAGCACCTTGCCGACCCCGAGAGCCGTCAGCGCCACCTCAAAAGCATTGGTAGCTCTCCAAGCTTCCATCTCCTGACGGTCGGCTTGCGTAGGTCGGTGCCCCTGAGACTCCCTGAGAGCTACCTGCCAAGCCTTCGGCCCTATCTCAGCAATGAGCTCCCCTTCGTTCAGGCTTAGGTAGGCTTCTTGCGTCTCGTCCCTGAACTTGGCATCCCGCTCAGTCTCGCCGGACTTCTCGGGCCAAATGCCAGACTTCCGGCACCTGGCCTCGAACGTAGTAAGAAAATCGTCTGCTGTGGCCATGGTCTCGAGCTCCTCTCTTCATTGGTTGAGTGTCAGTTGTAACGGACGAGCTTGTCGAGCTCTACCGGGATGCGCGGGCAGATCCTGACAACCCCGGCGAGGGTGGCGGGAGAGTAGGGCATCAGGCGGCCTCTTCGAGGTCGACCAGCAGGTTCTGAAGGATGGCGACATCCGACTCGTCGTTGGTCCAGAAGATCCCTTTGCCGAGATCGACCCAGCCGAGGCGCTCGAGGCGGTCCCGAGTGATCGGCGCTGACATCCGGCCGTCGACCCAAAGAGTCCAGACGGTCAGGATCCCATTCCTCATGTAGAGGCTGAGCTTGGCGGTTCCGACTTGTCGATTCTCGAAGATTGGCATCTGTGCTGGAGAAGCGGAGGGCAGCGCCCGAAGCTGCTCGAGGCGGTAAGCGTTCCAGTTTTTGTCCGTGAAGTGTCTAGTGCCGGCCATGTCTTTTTTCCTCGGGTTGGTGGTCTTCGGCCCGCTCAACCGACCCCGGCGGGTCGGCTCAGCGGGCCGGAGCCCTTCATTCAAATTCAGGTAAGCTTCTTGCGTCTCGTCCCTGAGCTTGGCATTCTGCTTTGTCTCACCGGCCTTCTCGGGCCAAATGCCAGACTTCCGGCACCTGGCCTCGAACGTAGTAAGAAAATCGTCTGCTGTGGCCATGATCTCGGGTTCCTTCTCTTCGTTGGTTAACTGGCCCGTCCGCTCTACCATGGCTTGCAGATCCCCGGGACGGTCCCTTTTGCGACCTCGTTTGCAAGCGTCCGGACCGGCCAGTCAGTGTGTATCTCGAGCCAGTCGGAGCTAGCGGTCAGGAGGTAAGCCGCGATCTTGTCGCAAGCGACGCGAGCGGGATGATCAGCGGGGGCGCCGGCTACCATCTCTTGCAAGGTTGCGAGCTCGGTTGTCATCCGGTCGCGAATAGCGGTGTTGGTAGCGTTCATGTCTTGATCTCCGTTTTGGTTTTGGCGTCGCGCCCGATTGCTAAATACAGTGTATCGCACTCTTGGAGTACTGTCAACCCCTAATCGTGGAATCAGTCAAGGTTTCTCGCCTGGCCCTCAGCTGCTTCACCTTATCCATCGCCTGATACGCACGAAAAGACGGGCTGTCAATCTCCCTCATCCCGTGATCACAAGCTTCTCGAGCAGATTCAAAAACCTCCACTTCGTGCTCCGGCACAGCACCAACTCGGGAAATTCGCAAAGCCAAGAGCGCAAACTCCCCTCCTCTGGAAGAGTGGCAAGTAGCCCACCCGCTGCAACACTGATCAGGACCCGCATGGCACATAAACAGCGCAGCCAGTTGACTGTGCGTCTCGCCATCGTAGTCCAGAAGCTTTGCGTACTCGCTCGCATCCCACACTCCCGAGGCAACGTCTTTGCGGTAAGGGCAGGTGGCGCAAGGCCGTGGTCTGATTTTCACTCCCCAGCCCCCAAGCCCACTCCATTGCGCGGCAGGAACCGACCCGCCCCGGGCTCGCCGGCTGGCACACGGCCATAGGGGTACGGCTGGACCCGGAGCCGGTTGGACTCGCGGAAATAAGTGTCCGCCATCCCGTGCAACGCCGCCCCGAACTTGCCTCCATTGCGCTCCCTGACCCGCCTCAGCAGCGCCTCAGCCTCGGCCAAGACATTGACAGTCCTGCGGCACAGACTCACCGGCTCGCCGCTCTCAGGCTGGCAATACACCCGCGGAGGACCGGGAGTGCCTACCGGCAACTGGGGAACGTCCATCCCGCAGGTCAAGCAAGCAAACTGCAAACTTTCCATGACGAATCTCCTTTCAGGTCGATTACCTTAGAACCTATTCGCCGCCGTGACGCGACCCCTTGCCTAGCCTACCCCTTGGCGTCTTATCGCGCTGAGGGGGCCTAAGGGCCCCAGGGCTACTGCCAGCGCTTCGGCCATGGCTGGCCCCAGTTCATGGCCAGATCCCATTCCGGCAGGCTTGCCCTCCCAGTGGCACAGAACGAACCACGACATGGCAGCTATCGACACCTCGACCCGGACCCCCTTGTCGTAAGCCGCTGCCATCACCTCAAGCGCCCAGGAGTCAGTAGGCTCCGGATACAGGGCGAAGACCAAGTGACTCAGCTTGTCCTTGATCTGATCGACAAACGACCGACACTCTTCCTCAGTCTTCCGAACAGTCCAGAACGGCACCCCCTCGAGAGTCCGGCCGCCACACTGCCAAGCCTTCGGGGCAATGCCGAGGGCCTGGCAGACCATTGCCACCTTGTCGCCATAGTCCTTGGTCAACTGGAAGCGACCCCCACAGGTAGGACATGTTCCGCGCCTGATCGCGAGATACATATCCACCTCGGCCCTTGCTAATCTCAGAGTGCCGCCCTCAGCATCCCGGCAAGCCTTGATTGCCCTGGTCTTCTCTCCCCTGTCTGCCAACTCCTTCCAGTACTCCATCGTTGCCTCCTTTCCTGTTTACCCGGCCATGAATCCCGCTTCCCTGAACCTCGCCTCGACCGGGCACGGTTCGCCCGCCTCGTGCAAATCAGCCGCCGTCCCGTGATAATTCCAGGCACCCAGCATCCCCGACTGTAGGCCCAAGTGAGGGTCTTTCAGCCTTCCAGTGATCCTCCAGCGACTCAGCCCCTATCTCTGAGCCTCGCTTGTCCTTTCCCGTAGCCCGCCAGGGTGGGCATGAAAACGCACCTACAGTTTTTTGGCCTGGACGTCGCTGGTCGCTACCGTGGGATCACATACCCACTCGTTGCCAGGAAATCGGAGCGTTACTCCCGACCGGGTCTTTCTAGCGTGGAGACACGCGCCGAGCACCGCAGGCTTGACGACTTGAAATACCCTTGAGATTTCAGGAGTCAGGGACAATCAACACTCCGTTTGCGGCAATTGGGCTGTAGCTCTGAAGCGCAGAAGAGGACTCTTGGAGGTGTGCTACTACGCCAAAAGCTCCAACGGTCAGCTTGGGAATCATCGGGGGTGCCGCGATCGGCATTCTTAACGAGCCTCGGTCACTCGCCCACCAACTCAAACCCGCAGTTCCTTTCGTACTGTGCGGGCAAACCCTTGCTTGCGCTACTTTCTTTCTTGGGGTCACGGGCTATCGCTAGATTGACTCTGCCCCCGGTGGAACTTCACCCGTTTCCGGGCTAAGAAGGGCCGGGTTTGTACTTGGCCAGTGTCGCTCGCTGCGGCCGTCCAGATTTCGCGCTCCGTGTCGCTACGCCGCAACAAACTCTACACCGGGCACTTGCGGATGTCTCCGCAAGGTCGCTCCACAGGCGTCTATTCCTGCTTGAGGCGGGCATTTCCTCCACGCCTGCGCGACTGTCAAGGCGGCTGGTTGCTCCGGATCACCTGCGCAGGCATCCGGATAATACGACTCGCTACTCCTTAGAGGATGGCTGCTTCCAAGCCAACCTTCCCCCAAGGGTCCACTACTGCGCTTCAAAGATCTGCTCTCAAGAGCTTCATGATCATGGAGCTCTTGAGTCTTTCCAGGGTTCCACGCTACTTGTCAGCTGCGGGGCTATCGGCAAGGTGCCTTCCTCCCGTCCTCCATGGACGGCGCTGCACAAGTAGTGTGGAACCCTGGCCTATGACCGCTCCCTGTCTACCGCGTCGCCTACTACCGCCTAGCTAGCCAAGCGTCAGCCGCGCGAGACTGTGGCCTTCCCTGGGGTCTCCAGGGCACAGGGGACGCGCAAGCCGGACAGCTGGCGAGCTGCGGCAGGAGCAAGTGACTTAGTGACATAGGAAACGGTCATCAAAAGCAGTCTACCGGGACAGAGCCCCTCGAGTCAAGGACCAAAAGCAAACGGCCCCAGATTGCAGGTCCAGGGCCGATTGGGATGATCGCCTAGCCATGTCACCGGCCAGAAGAATTCTATTCTGGCACAGACGGCGGGGCGGTGTCAAGGGCTACCCGCCTCCGACGTGTTCAGTTGCACTATCGCACGGATTTCGCGGTGCACGAGCAACCCACTCTGCCCCATCGTACACAGCAGGGAAATACACCCACTTAGCACTCCATGCAGTGAACGGCTTCCCCTCCTGGATTCCGAACCCGTCGTCAAACTCCGTTTCAAGCTCTTCCTTTGACAGGGTGCATTTCAAGATCTTATCGCCACTTGCGGCGAACTCAATCCTCTCTTTCCAAGTAGCCATCGTACCTTCCCCTTTCGTTTGTTTACCCACACAGGCGCCCGTAGCGCCCCTGTGCTCGTCGATCTCCTGTGCCCCGCTGCCAGAGTAGGACACGCTTGTGAAGTCTAACCAGCGGCCTGCTGCGGCTTCTCGGGCGGTTCGGGCTCTACTTGGCCCAAGTCGTCGGGAATCACGATCTGTCCGACCACAAACGCCAGGTCTCTCGCCCTTTCCGCATCCGCCTCCTCGCGGCCCAAAAACCGCCTGCATGCCACCTTTTCGAGTAGCTTGCGGGCAGCTGCAACGCCGAGGGCGAAGCCACGTCTTTCCGCTACGCCAATTTGCGTGAAACTCTCTTTCATCGTTTCTCCTTGTTGGTTATCTACCGTTTCAAGGCGCCGCCGTGGGTTAACGGCTCGCATGCGCCGAGCGCCACCCGCTTCGATCGCTACCGTTTTGTTATCAATGATTCCCTTGGTCAGCATCTCGGCAGCAGTGGCCAGCCATTTCGCGTCGTTCTCGGGCATGTCCTCCTCGTCAAGGGCGAGGTGAACCACGGTATAGACCATGGCTGGCAGTTCGCTTCGTTCTCTCATGCCAAAAATTCGCCGTGCCGCTGCTACACGCCCAAGCGCTTGCGCGAACGCAAGGCCGCCAGGGCCTTTGCATTCCACCTTCCCTCCCTCTGGGGTATTCACTGCCTCTATCCGCATCTTCATTGCTGTCTCCTTCTGGCAAAGCACCTGCCAGCCCCTTCCGGGCTACCCCTGGCGCGGACGCCATAGAGCTGACAAGTGGTGTGACTTACGGTAGACTCGACGGCTACTACAGCGACCGACGCGGAAAAATCATTCGATGCCGAGATGTGATTCAAGATCGCTGAGCAACTGGTCGGTCGGAAAGATGCCGATTGGCCGATCATCGAGCGTCAGCGTTCCGCTATGAGCGTCCACGGGGCTCGGCTTCTCCTCTATCCACCGGCGCTCGAGCAGGATCCGATAGCCGGCCGGGTTGTCGCCAAGGCCACCGCCAGTGACCTTCCCAAGTTTCTTACTCTTGAAGCTGAAGGCTGCGCCGTGCTTCTCGTAGTTGACGGCGCAAGCGCGCAACGTCTGGAAAACCATGGCTTCGGCCTCGGTCTTGCCGGCGAACTCGCACAGAACAAAGCTGTCCGGCATCGCGGCGTTGATTCTTTCGATTCGGTCGATCGTTTCCATGTCATCTCCCGTTGTGCGCCCCGTGGCGCGGTTGCTCAGTCCCAGTAGGCCGAGGTGTCCTGAAAGTCGGGCCGGTTCTCTTCCAGCCATTCAACGCAAGCTGCGCGTTCTGGGCTGTGATGCCCTGGATCGACCTTCACCTCGAAAGCGACGACGTCATTAGCTCCGACCACGCGGCCGATCTGCGACTTCTCTTTGTCCGCCAGGTAGTTGTCCGTGTAGCCGCCCTCGGGCTCGGTCTCGATTCGATAGTAGGCGACCGGACGCATATGGGCCGACCGGTCGTAGAACGCCGCTTTGTAGAAGATCGAGGCGCGCAGTCTACCAAGCTCGTCCAACAAGTCGGAGTGCATGGCGTGGCCTGTGGCCCGCTTCTCCCACCCTTCAGGCAACTCGACGTAGGCGAACAAGTCGTCAGCTTCGCCGAGGAACGCAATTCCCATCGCTTCGAAGGCCGCTCGAGGGCGCGCGTCTTTTGGCAGCGTGAGGCTTTCGACCAATGCCTTCTGGCCCGCTGCTTCCTGACGCTCGATCCCGCCGGGAGAGGAAGCGACTAGAAAATTCTCCATATCGTCTCGGGCTAGCGCTCCGACAGCTGCGGCGTTCATGCCGGCCGTGTCGATCTTGTTCATCATCGGTTCTCCGGTTGTGCGCCCCGTGGCGCGGTTGATGTGATTCTGTACCCTTCGGCAATACCTGCCGCGCGGTGATGGGACGAAGACGGGTCGTATCCTTGGGGGTCCTGGCGGGCTAGCAGCGGGATATGGGACGCGGCAGGTATTGCCGAAGGGCAGCTTGGGGGTCGGGGGTCCAGCGGGTCAAACTCTTAGTCTGTCAAAGGCAATTCGGGCATTTGGACCCATCCATCGTCTGACCACTTCCAGACTTCTCCGGTATTAGTCAGCACAAAAACTACCGCCCCGGTTGTCCCCCAGAAAGCCTTGATTTCTGTGATTTTACGGTCCACGGAATCCCCCTTCTTTTGTCTTCGGTTACGAGCAGCCGACCGGCGGATCCAGTCGGCTCATCGAGCCCGAAGGCTCTAGCGAGAGGAAGAAGGCGAGGCCGGCCGTGTGGCCCGCCTGCTCAGTTCAGGGCATCGTCGCTTCCATCTCCCTCATGTAACGCTCTCCGGCAGTCTCCATCGATTCCGGCAAGTTGATGTAGCCGGTACCGGTGAAAGCCATTCGACGGCCGTTGATGACGTCGACGGAATAGTGGCGGTCGTTGAAGAATACAATCATATGCTTATCTCCTTGAGCAGGACCGGAGTAATTCCGGCCCCGTCTCCTTCCTCTCGTCGCAAGAGGGAAGCGGCAGGGCGACCCCTGCGGGCGCCTCGTCGATCCTAGGAACACAATAGATGCGGGCTGAGCGCTGGCGGTGTGAAGCAGCCGAGCGAACCTGCCGAGTCCTTGACCTTGACCGCCGGAACGATCGTCTCATCGCCGTTTCCGGTTCTGAAACGGGCGAACCCTACGGAGCCTTTCTGGTAGGCCGCGATGACGGTTCCAGTGATCAGCTTGCCGCTGAAGTGTAGGACGCGTTCGTGAACGCTGCCCACTGTTACGGTGTAGCTGCCGAGGCCGAGGTCTGAAAGTGTGATGATCATGAGTGATCTCCTGAAACGGCCGAGCGGATGTATTCCGCCCTCCCGCTTCCCTCTTGCTCCGGTCTCGTGACCGGCCCTACTGAGCCCTGGCAACTGCTCTCGTTCGCCTTCGGTGTCACCCGTTGGCCGGCTTGGCTGCCTCGCCTTTCGTCCCGTGTCTCGCCGCGTCTGGAGCTGCCAGCGATCAGGGTCTGATTTTCAAAGAGGTTGCCGGCTGGGTTTTGCGTGCGCCCCGTCGACAAGAAGCAGTGTATGCGAGGGCTAGTCGGAAGTCAACCAGAATCTGACTATGCGGAGACATTGGCCAAACCTGGATCTAGTTTTGTCTATATGCAACTAGACCTTGACTAGACAGTGCGAGACGGCAAAGAATGACCGAGGCGCACAGAAAACGCGCCCCATGAAAGGAGCCAAATGGCCCACCTGACAATCGGACCAGTTGAAGACAAGCTGAAAGAACGCCTCGAGAGAACGGCTCTGTTGATCAACCGGTCGGTTTCGTGGTACGTGCGTGTCGCCCTGGACAAACAGACAGCGGCAGACCTCGACATAGAGCCGCTGGGCGTCCATGTCGTGTCTGTTGGCATGTACTCCCAACGCAAGGAACAGCACCGCATAGAGGCCGAGGCCAACAGCATCGCCGTAGACACGGAGAAGCCATGAATTACCTTGTCTGCTACCTGCTGATACTTCTCGTGTATCGAGTCTGGAACGCTGGAACTCGGCCGGCTCACGAAGAGTGCCAGCAATGCGGTCTTTGGATCGGGGACCCGCCACACGGAGAGCCTCGGATTTGTCCTGTATGCGAAACGCCGATGCTCGCAGCCGGATCAACCCTGAGGCAGACTTGGGACTGGAGAAAGCTTTGACCGATGGCCAAATTTGAAGAAATAGCCCGGGCTCTCTCCACCTCGCCATTGTGGATCCTGTGTCGCCCTGAAGCGTACGGCGTGACCTGGCAATGGTCCACCGAACGCGACACTCCCGAATGGGCGAAGAAATCCCAGTGGAAACAGCGGACCTACACGTGCAGGATTTTCATAATTCTCATCGGCCGCAAGGCCATCATTCGCCTAGACAGTTGCCCGTGGATCGCCACTCGAAACATGAACAGCACCAACAAACACGCACTTGAGGTCATTGCCGACCCGGAAGGAGCGTTCAGGTAATGGAAATATCCTGGCCGTGGCTCTCGCTTATGACCTGGAAATGGGGCGGGATTTGGTTTCGGGTTCCACGCAACGGCCCTGGCTTATGGTTCACTACCTACAAGGCGTTGCCTGAAACCTTCAGCGAACGCAACGGCTGCGATCGAGTGTTCCGGCTTGGTAATTGGGCAAGATGGAAACTCCTGGCCCCTTATCGGCCACCATCACGGACACCTCAGAAGCTGCTCACTGACGGCAACGTACAGCACGAAGGCGTCCGTTACCGGATCTTTAAAGGCTCAATGGAATGGAACCCGACCCGTCACGGTTCTCCCCGTTGCGGATACGACTGGTGGCCACTGGGGTGGCAGCAAGTCGTATGGTCGGAGCGGCACCGGGAGATGGTCCTGCCGTTCTTTCACGCTAGGACTACTGAGGCACCAGTGCACCCCTACTGAGGCACCAGAGTAGCCAACACGGTGCCGTGAGCAATGGTATTGTTCGTCGTAGTGACAGCTCGGGCAATTAAGCCTTCGCCAGACGCCCCAGCAACTATGATATTGAGCGACGGCCTATCCCAACTCCACTCTTTCCCATTGGCTACCTCGTGATTCGGAGTCATGTCCGAAAGGGACGATGCACCAGGGGCAGCTGGCAATGGTTCGCCAGCAGGAACATAAGTCCACCCCAAGGCACTATGCTTCAGAATTTGCAGGTCGAATCCTGAGTCGTTGGCGCCCCCGAACGCCTGAGCCGCCAGGCTAGTCAAGGTGAAATCAGTAGCCCCTCGGTCGTACCACGTTGCTAACCCGAAATTCATCAGCAAGTCTGGCCCCGAAAGTTGGGAGATCGTAAGTTCGCCGTTCCACCGTTTCAAAGTTGAATAGTAGGTACCAGCTGCCGCGGCATCGCTGACTATCAGGTCCTCGGTATCTGCCGGAGTGCTGACTGCTCCAAGTATTGATGTACCCGTGACTCGAACAGTCGTATCGCCACCGCCAGCCCCTGCCGCTTGTACCAGAAAGAAACGCGAGCCGTGAGCGACGTTTGCACTCCCAAAATTGACACTCGGGTTAAAGTCATTGTCGGACAATCCGAACTCGTATGATCCGATAATGAAGGTCGTTCCACTGCTACCAGTTACAATTCCTACAGCCAGGCTGTCGTGAGTAACCGAGCCGCCGTGTAGGCTCCAGGTATCGGTGGCTGTGCAGATGGCCGCCGGGTCAGGCGCACCCAAGAGTACGTAAACTTCGCCAACGGTGCATTCCGCAGGAAGCACAGTGCCCCTGCGGTGAGATTTGCCGGCCGCGTAAATCAGGCCACTGCAAACTGCAAGAACGGCAATGAGTCCGCCAACTATTGATTTTCTGCGTTTAGTCATAATTGAGTCACCTATCTGCAATCGTGTGGATATCGAATCAGGCTATGTCCGTGCCGACTGAAACATCTAGCCAGTCGGGCGCCGTACCGGGAGACAAAGTCGAGGACACGGTAAATACCAGGCCCGACAAGGGAGGGATTTCCAGTATCTCAGGAAACCCTACGGCCAGCCTTGAAGTCGCGTCCCAATCATACCCGGGAAGGACCCCTGACGGAAAAATACTGGTCAAGGTCCCGTCCCCTTCCTCTATTTCCACCTCTATTTCAACCCTTCCCGAGGTTGGTGTAGGAGTAAATCCAGACGGCAAAACGGGAACAAATAGCGCCATCTTGTCCGGTCTAATAAACGCCGTTCGGGTCGATAGGTTGGGGACGCCCGCAGTATCGCCATCGCTTGCCGCAATGAAAACATGAATCAGCGGCTTACCAGCCTCCCATGGCCTATGATCCGTCCGGTCAGTCTCTACGCTTCCAGCTATGACAATCTCGGCTATTCTAAGAGATCCCACTTGGGGAGTCGAACCATCTGCCGTGTCGTCCACTGACCCGTCAGGCAGCACCCAAACCGTGTGAGTTCCGTCACCTGGAAAGGAACCACTGTTCTCGGTCTTGTTAGTATTGAGCCTTGCGTGAGCAATTGCCGCGACCCCTACCGGAGCAACGGTGTAGTCCAGTCCCGAAGTCACGACATCGAAGAACTTCGGAGTCGCATCCACAAGCTCGGTATGCTGCGGCGCAAGAGCATCAGCGTCAGCAAAGCGAATGCCCCAGCCCGTGGCGATCGAGCCTTCAGGTGCTACGTCGAAGTCGACAGGAAACACCGGAGTGCCGGTTACCTTGTCGGATTTTGAAACCAGCCGGCCGGTTGCAGTGAGAACTGTCCGGAATCCGTAGGCTTCGCCAGCTATCAGCGCCGAGGCTGACTTGTCCAGATTGTCCAGTATTTCGTCGCCGAACGATGCCCCACCGAGCTCCTGGAAAGGCTTGCCGGCCGTATACCAACTGTAGAGCGGCCAGCGAAGCGTAGAGCCTGCGCCAGTACCCGAAACTGAGATTGCCGCGTCACGGGACAGCACGGCCGTTCCTACGCCTTGCACTACGCCGCGAAGGATCCCCGGGGTATGTGCCCAGATGCCACCTGGAAGGGCTTGGGTGCGCTGGAAATCCCAGCCTATTTTCAAATCTACCCCGACCTCTTGCGCACCAGCGGGCAAATTCACCCTGACGTTCATCAGATGCTTGGAATCTGTCGGCAAATCTGGAAGAGATATAGGTACCCCTGTACCTACCGAATTCCATCCCGCAAGCTCGGGGATATCAGGAAACTGGACCTGAAGCGCAAGAGAATCGAGAATCCCTATTCCTTCTGTCAGCCACTGGCCGCCAGTTGCAGATAGGCGAGCCTGGACAGTTCCTACAATGTTGAACGCCGTATCTACAGCCGTGGGTCCAGTTTTCTCAAATCCATTATGCAAGCTCCGTACCGATGCGGCCGTAGGAGTTCCGGGAACAACAGTGCCCAGGTCAAGGAAAGCCGTCACCAGAGTGTCGGTTTCGTCTCGAATCTCAAGAAGTGGATCTGGCAATTTGACTCTCCTGTGCTTTCAAGCAGCCCGCAAGTCTGCCACGACCATGTCCGCATCGAAGGCTACGTCCTCTACCTCTGTGAATGACGCATCGGCCCACGACGTCGCCGTCAGCGGAATTTCGACAAAACCAGAGGTGCCGTTTTCCGACCCTGACGTCGGCCCCGGCGTGGTCCACACGGGGAACCCGGTGATCGCCGAGCGGCCGAGGTTCCATCCGTAGCCAGCCGCAGAGAGGCCAAACCACCTCTGGAAATACACCTCTCCCTCGGAAAGTCCAAAGTCGGTCCACCCACTGGCGGCCAAGTCCACTGCCCCTGTCGTCGTAAAGATCTTGATATCTCGCACCGGGGACGTCGACGCACCCCCGACAGTCCAATATTTGCCGTCCGCAAGCCCAATGGAGTAAGGGTGATTTATGTGATTCGGCCGGCCTGGGAAATCGGAGATAAAGTTATCGCTGAAGCCACCACTGTAGACAATCCGATGGAATGTCGTGCTGTTTACCGGCATTACTGCATCCAGGGCAAAGAACTCTGCGCCGAAGTCAATCTGGCCAATAAAGGTCTCGTCGACGGCAATCGTCTGGCTCGAGAGGTCGCCGGGGAACGTAACGACCTGCGTACGCGTCCTGAGCTCGTACGAAACCATCATCCAGAGTTTGCTGTCGAAGTAGTCCCAGCCGACCAACCGCTCGCCGCCGGTTCCCGGCACGAAGCCAGGATCGAAAAGGCGAGAAGTCGACACCCCTGTGTCGATGTTAATCACGTTCATCGTGTAAATGTCGGGAGCGACCGACGTGTCCTCCATCGCAATCATGATGGACCCGTCAGGAAGTCCGGGGATTCCCGTGACAGCCCGGGCGCGAAGCAGCGCGCGTCGGCCAGTATCGCCACCCCCGGCAGCGCCAGAACTATGGCCCTCAATCACCACTCCGGTATGCAACGTTTCGATATGCTTACCATCGCCGCTGAACGATGCAACGTCCACCGTCAAAGTGCCGGCAACGCGAGTGATCATCCTAATCGCAATGAGTGGGGCCTTAGCCGCCGCTGGCGACGCCGCAGGAATCACGCTCTCCTGGCTCTCAGAGCCCGCTCTACGGCCTTGGATACTTGCCTCTATGGCCAGGGAGCTCCTGCCGCCCTGTGGCCTTAGAACGGACACAGAGGACCCGGGAGTAGACGAGGACCCGGGAGTCGAGGTAGACACCAGCAATGGGTTGCCGCAGGTCTCGGAGAGAACAACCTCCCGCTTGTTTCCCACGGGGCGAAGGACCCGGCCCCGGGCTACGCGCTCGTTCAGGGCCATCTGCCGCTGAATGCCCGTTCTCAGGATAGTTGATGGCCTCATGCGATTCATGGGGAAGAGTATAGCACGGGCCGGAAATTTCCTTATTCAAATCGCCGTCCCTAACTTGATCAGCAATCGCGTAGCCCGTTGCAACGTCCCAGAATCGTCCCTCTCGTCTACGTGCTCAAGTTCCTCGATCCAGGCGTTTGACGGGAACGGATAGGCATCCGGGTCAATGCCCAGCTCTACCGACTCGAGTCTGACTGGATCCAGCACCGCCAGCAGGGCATTCAGCGGCACCGTCAAGGGTACATCAGCAGCTACCAACCGTCGCAACTCAATCTGCGCAAGCCGATCAGCCTGAGCGGCCGTCTCGACTCCGAAGTCGAAACGAATCGAATCGGTCCATGGTGGCACTACCAGCCCGTCAGGCAAGCACGCAATTCCGCGAATCTCGATCACGTTTTTCTCAAACTCAGACTCTTCGTTGCAGACTTGAGCAATCGGGAGATGGCTGGTTAATCCTGTTTTAGTAACGGTTGGAAATGGCTTACCCTCTCCGTTGACTGAGGACATGATTTCCGTATGAGTACCGCCACCCTCGGCGATAAACGGTCTCCGCACCGTCAGAATCGCACGGCCAAACAAGGACTCCGTCGACGATTCGGTACCATCCCTGTATTGATAATCGTCTCCGTCTGGACGCTCAAAACCGAGATCAGTTTCGACGCGCAAAGTCTCGAAACCTCCCGACCGGTCATCGGATGTCGGTGTTTCGATATCCAGCAAGCTGATCAGCGTAGTCTGAAAACTCAACCATTCAAGTCTGACAAATTCAACCCCCCAACGGGCCATGCCGCCAGGCGGGGAAAACACAACCTCAGGGCCGACAATTACACCATCCGGCTCGCCTGGTCCTATCCATAGCTGGTCATCGCCCAGGATCGGCAGTCCTCCTCCCCTGGTCAACGTGTTGGAGATCACAAAGGCCGCTGTCCAGTCAGGGGGGGAAGTCAAGTCCTGCCGCCATGCTGCCTCGAGCATTCCCCAACCGCCTTGGCCCTTTTGAATCTTTGCCAGTCGCCCAGTCTTGCCGATTGGCATGGTCAAGTCTTGCCCAGGGTCGGGAGGCCCAAGAGGTGCAAATTCCGAATCCCTGAAATGCTCCTCTCGGGCATATTCGACGACTACAAAGCGAGGGCTTAGCCATTGGAAAACAGGAGCAGTGTCGTCTTTAGATGGAATCGATTCAGTGAAGAAGTAGCCAAACGCTCGGTAACCGCTGAAGGGTAGTCCGTCGAGCGACCCTACGGCCGTCCGATATCTCCACGCTTCGGGATTGTGGAATTGCCAAACGAATCTCTCTGTAACCTGAGGGCAGCCTAAATAGAACGACTCACGGACAATGATCCGCTCGATCACCTGCTCCACTTCCTGTGGAGCAGGTGCGGTTACTACATTGATGTCCCCTCCGCCGTCCTGGAACCAGCCGGCGACTGGCACAGTAAAGAAGTCCACCGTTTCGGATTCGACCCTTTCTCGCACTGTCCAGGCGTCGGACAAGTCGGGAATAATCGGCCGATCTCCTTCGATCGCCAGGCACTGTGGTGTGGTTTCCCAGTCTGTAGCAACCTCGACCCCCGCAACGTCTACCCTGTCGACCCTAATAGTGACTACGGGCTCCAGGTGTACCGGGGCAGCGTGCCGAGCTGTGATTTCCCCTGAACGCGTCTCTAGGAGCCTGTAGCCGTAGCTCTCGAGTATCTTGCCGGCCATATCGGGAGCTGACTCACAGTCGACCTCGAGGCGCTTGACCAGCGGCTCGCCGACGGAAGCGTCTATTGCGATCAGAT